GACATTGGAGACAGCATGATTACAATTGAAGATCCTAGATCAAGATATGATCAAAGACATGGCGGACCTTTTGACCGTGGATCAGCAGACTCGTGGTACAGCCGTCCATTCAATCCTCACTTCTACAGGGGTGGAACCTATGAAGGAGCCCGTGTGGAATTGGCGGATATGACAGCTGAAGAGATCGTGGCCTATACCGCAGGCTATCACTGGAATGAGAAGTTCGGCGGGAAGAAAGATTACAATTAACCCTCCAAAGTGAATGGGATTTGACTGTCTGCCCAAAAGGCGTTATAATACTAACATCAACAGCAAATAAGGAGCGAAAAATGACACAATTAAAAGACATGCAAGGTAAAGAGATCAAAGTAGGCGATCGTGTAGCAATGGTCAGCTATCACAATGCCGGTAGTCTTGTTATTGGGGTAGTTGAGAAACTAGGCCGTGTTCGTGCTCAAGTTCGCCCTGTACAGGCCAGCTTCACTAACATCGACCCTCAAGTAGCCAGCATTGGTTCAACTGATTTAATTAAACTCTAATGAAGCGACATTACATCAAATGGAGTGAGGTCCTGACGGGTAATATATCTCTCGAAGATCGAAACAGAATTCGAAACTCTGTTCAGCTCTATGTACTCACTCCTAAGGGCTGGAAAGGTATTGCCGTGTGCTATACTCACAAAGAAGCAGAAGAGTTCAAAGAGCGCATCCTTCAGGGCAAAGTCACGCTCAAATATGAGCATGAAAAAGTCTTTAAGATTGGTTGACAGTCTAGCCCAAAGACGTTATAATACTAACATCAACAGCAAACAATAGGAGCGAAAACTATGTTCAAACTATTATCTACAGCGAATCCCAAAATCCAAAAGGGTACTGCCAAAGGCTACCTTTCATTCATCCTGCATCTTGCGCCCAGCGACTTGAGCGGACACAATGTCTGCCCTAAGGCTACCCCTGGTTGCATCTCCGCTTGCCTTAATACAGCAGGACGCGGTGGTATGTTCCGCAAGGGCGAGACTACCAATGTGATCCAAAAGGCTCGTATTCGTAAGACTCAATTGTTCTTCAATGACAGAACTACATTCTTCAACTATCTTACACAGGACATCACTAAGGCCATCGCAATGGCTAAGAAGTTGGGATTGAAGCCCGTGTTCCGCCTTAACGGCACATCAGACTTGAGCTGGGAGAAATACGAAGTGCCCGGCACTGGCTTGAACATATTCCAAATCTTCCCAGAAGTACAGTTCTACGACTATACTGCCGTCCTGGGTCGCAAGGTGTTTCACATTAATAATTACCACCTTACATTCAGCCGCAAAGAGTCTAACGATGCTGACTGCACCCGAGCGATTGCACAAGGCATGAACGTCACTGCCGTGTTTGATAGTATCCCTGAGGGCATATACTCAGCAGACGAAGATGACCTGCGCTTCTTAGACCCTAAGGTGGGCGTGATTGGTTTGAAGGCTAAGGGCAGGGCCAAAAAAGATTATTCAGGCTTCGTAATCCGCTTGACAGAAGTGGCTTAAGAGGCTATAATACTCATATCAACAGCAAATAAGGAGCGAAACTTATGTCAGATAAACTATATGCCGTCTGCGACGCAGTCGTAGCCGTCACAGGATTCTTTTTAGTCTATGGAGTGTCAGGCGCAATTGACACCGCAACAGACAGTCAATTGATGCCTTTGGCCCTTATGGCCCTAGCAGGCTTGGGCTTGTTCTTCGCAGGCGTTAACGGCTTGACAACCCGTAAGTAAGACAGTATAATAACTACTTCAACAGCAACAAAGGAGCAGACAATGGAATGTACATACTGTAGAAAATGGCATTTTAAGGGCGTGGCAACTTGTAATGCACCAGGTGCGCCAAAAGAAACTCCACACAAAGGCAGTTGACAGCATGCCCGAAAGGGCTTATAATTAAGACTTACTTAACTTAATCAGGAGCGATAAATGATTACAGCAGATCAAATCAAAGCAGGTTTTGTCTTAGCACATCTCGCAGGTGTTGAGATGTATCAAAAGATTGGCGAGCGTGATGCTTGCGGTTTTGGTTGGGTTGATGTCTACGTAGACAGAACCAATTCCAAGCAGGCCAAGGAGCTGATCAAAGCCGGCTTCCGCAAGGACTACAAACCCAAATGCTTGAGCTATTGGGATCCAGCAAAGATTCCTACTCAATCAATTTCAGTTAAGGAAGCAGGCGCTGAGGCATTGGCTACTTATCTACAGAGCTTGGGCTTGAAGGCCTACGCAGGTAGTCGAATGGATTGACCACAAGCCCGCAAGGGCTTATAATACGAACTTAAATACTTTTTACAGGAGCGCAAATGGCAAAGGTAGTCACTTCAAAGATGCTTATGGCACTACAGACAGAATCCAAATCACTCGAGCTAGACAACTCGGCAGTCAAGGCCAAAGAGCTAGCACTCAAATCAGAATCAGACGACTCGATCCTCGCTCGTTTGCGTGATCGTTTTGAGATCCTAGACGACATGACCCGTGCTGTCAAAGCAGGCAAGGTCAAGGCCATGATCGTAACAGGCCCTCCAGGCGTGGGCAAGAGTTTCGGTGTTGAGAAAGTACTCAGCAAGCATGATGTGTTCGCCAATGTAGCCAACGATCAGAAGCTGAAGAAGTACGAAGTAGTCAAAGGCGCAATGAGTGCCATTGGCCTCTACAGCAAGCTCTATCACTTCAGTGAGAAGAAGTGTGTGTTGGTATTCGATGACTGCGACAGTATCCTCTTGGACGACTTGAGCTTGAACATTCTCAAAGCCGCATTGGATTCAAGCAAGAAGCGTACTATCCATTGGAACACTGACAGCAGTCTCTTACGCCGTGAAGGTGTGCCTGACAGCTTTGAGTTCAAAGGCGGCGCTATCTTTATTACCAATATTAAGTTCGATCACGTTAAGAGCAAGAAGCTTCGCGATCACTTGGAAGCACTAGAGAGTCGTTGCCACTACTTGGACCTGACTATCGACACAGAGCGTGAGAAGCTGTTGCGTATACATCAAGTGGTCACAGAGTGCGGCATGCTAGACGACTATGAGCTAGAGGACTATCAGAAGCAAGATGTGCTAGACTTCCTTAAGGCCAATACACATCGTGTACGCGAGCTGAGCCTGCGTACAGTACTTAAGATAGCAGACTTGGCTGCCAGCTTCCCCGACAAGTGGCAGGCTGTAGCAGAGTCTACTGTTATGCGTAGAGCATAGAGTAGGGCAGGGTGCATGCATAGCACCCACCCAGTAGATGCCCAACGATTCGCTCCCGGCAAGCATCTACACCAAAAGCGCCGTAAATCCGATTCGCTCCCGGTCGCGCTTTTTAGGTCCCCAGGGGATTAGGTTCTCTGGGGATTTTTTTTCTTTCGGAAAAGATATTTGAAAAAAAAGATATCGAGAGAGATCGGTCGGGGGGTACGGGGCATATATGTTTGCAAACTGTTGTAACAGCGCAACAGCGCATGGGTACCGAAGTATTTTCACCCCTCTCAAATTTTAAGTACTTCTTTATAATTTTTTACGCGGGCAATTTTTTCTAGTTAGTTTTACCTCGGGCCCGGACCCTAAGTACTTCTCACGATTTTTTTGCGCACTATTTTTTTTACCCTGTAGGTGCCTTTCGGGTAAGTATATACATGGATGCTCACTTGATAATTCCCAGGATTATAACCGCTCTGCTCAGCATATTCCAAGCTGCCAGCCTGCGTGATCGTCTTTATCTGTCAGAACAGCGTGTGGAAGTTCTGTCACTAGCTCTAGAAGATATAGCTCGTATAAATGCCAATTCTGCCAATCCCAATGCACTTATAGCAGGCATCTGCTCCAGTCGCGTTACTCAGCGTCAGGACGACTGATCACAAAGTCCACTCAACACTCTAATACGATCAATGTCTTCGCTGATCTTGATCTTTTTATCCAAGCCTGTAGTCTGTGCTAGTGTTTGGGCATGTTTCAATTTATCCGCATCACTGACCAGTCCTGCTCCTGCTGTATAGGCCTTTTCTGCACGTCCCACTAGATCATCTGCCTGTGCTACGAAAGGATTGCCTGTATTGCGTACAGCGCCACGTATATCGCCCTGTGCTAGTTTTTGTCCCGTGTCTATAGCTGTTTGAACACGATCACTTCCCGGAACAAAATCTAGTGCAGTTTTGGCCGCATCCACATAGTTGCCCTGTGCCGCCGTTTGAGCGATGTCAGTACCCTTGGCTAGTGTGCCTAAATTTTGCGCTAGTCCGCCTCCGGCTATGCCGGCTACTGCTTGTAGTGCGCCTTTGGCATCTCCCCTAGCAATACTGGTGGCCGCATTAACTACAGTTAGCACTAGTCTAGTCTGTGGCAATAACTTCAGTGCTGTCATTATGGTGGGATGTGTTTTCATCCAACCGTTAACTGTGTCTACTATGCCCTTGGCGGTAAGTTCACTGACACCATCATCGTCACTATCAATTTGTTTAAGCAACGCTTCAGCTTCATCCCATTCTTGTTGACGCTGTGCCAGTCTTTCAGGAGGAGTGGGTTGCACCGCGAGATTTTCAGTTATTTCTTTGATCAGCATAAGATATTTACCCTAAAAACTCAAGTACTTCTCAAAATTTTTTTGCGCAGAAATTTTTTTGGTACTATATACCTTTTCTTAGTAACTCTGCATATTGATTCTGTGCTTCAATACCATAGTGATCAAATTCTAGTGGATGATATCTCTCCGCACACCATTTGACATAGTTGGGGTATAGACTATCTCCAAGCTCAGGTGATGCTAGTATTTCAATCAATCGATAGCCAGTAGTAAGGCTACGTACTATCTCGCGTTGACGATCTAAAGTAGTATCGTCGACCCTTAACATCTGTTCTACATAATAGTCGTTGATAGGATGACGTCTTTTTACAGACTTTAGCATACTACCATACCACTGTACACCCACTTGTATGTAATTGTCTCTGTCTCTAGCTAGCCACAGACCCTGATCTGGATAGTAAAATTCCGTTCTCTGAGGTTCAGTATAAGCCACTATGATAACAGTGTCTCGAGTATAAGTAGGCAGATCCTGTTGAATCTTACGTATGGTACGTGTGTTACTACCACCCGACATGGCTCGATTACAACAGACCACGCCCATAAATTCAGCTAACCGATTTGGCCAGCTCATGGGTCTAGTTAGATCGTCCATGTCTTCCAAATCTATGCGGCCTTGGAGATAGTCTAGAAAAAGTTCTGAACCCAGTAATTCCATCCCGCTACTATGACTGCATCCATATGCGTATATCACTGTGGTGAATCTCCCCAGTTGCCGCCCACTTGATTCATACCAATACTGTCGCCAATATTTTCCTTGGTTTTAGCGTCAACAGTAGTACCCGCGGGTGCGGCCACAACTGGGCTGGTATTGGGATCTAGTCTACTGGCATACATCATTGAGCGAGACTCTCTTTCGGCTCTATGCTTCTGATTACCACTGACTAGTTCAGTGATTTTAACTGCATCACGCCAATTTGACACATTGGGTCTAATGCGATGCAACCAGTAGTTGACTGCTCCCTGTGCCGCTGTAGTGGGCGTGGCCAAGAGTTCAGGTTTTGCGATTACTGGTAATCCCGAATCCTGTTGAAACTGCGTGTAGTTCCAGCGTCCAGTGACTTGTATAAAGCCACGTCCAATGTATCGTTTGCCATCACCTTTTTGAGTGTTGCCCAGGATTGTAGCAGTCTTTGAAGGCGGTTCATACCACTTCATCCACTTGTTGGGCCGTTCTACTAGTGTAGTATAGCCGATGGTTTCTACATAGCACTGACCCATTAGTGCGGCCAATTCTAGGCCATGTATGCCTTTGGATCTAGCAGTTTTTTCCAATACACTGGCCAGAGGATTTTGTGTCAACGGGGGTTCAGCGCGGGGCTTGGCAGGTTCTGCACCTTGATTGGCCGTATGATCTCGACCTAGTCCAAACAAATTACCAAACATACCTAGCCCGCCCAACACAGCTGATCTACGGCTGGGATCCTGGGGATCATCGGGCAATTCTAGCAGGTGTTGATCCTGTTCACGTTCCGAACCCATGCCCATGTGGGGATTGGTTATGTAGTTTTCCGAGAATTCTTTGAAACGCATTAGGAGTCCTGCTCTATGCTCCAGCAGGATCTAGACACACGGAACAGTGTCAGCTTGTGTACATAATGCTCTGCTTGATGATGACTAAGACGATGTCGTACTGCTTCACGGTGTGTACGTGCCGCACGAGCCACTAGATCCTGAGCAGGGCCGTCGGGATCGCCGCTGTCTCCGCTAGGAGGATATAGGTCGGGAAACACTGACTCTAGTGCGTCCCAAGCATATTCAGCTTTATAGTTGTGACCAGGTCTACCCACAAGATATATGGTATATGAATGTTCAGGCGGTTCGTCCAGACTGGTTGAGCTTTGCTGAGAGCCCGCAGGTGGTCTGACTAGATCGGGATTGAGTTGGAACTCACGGATTAATTCATGCATTTTCATATAGATATTTATAAAGAAAAAGCCCTCTCTAAGAAGGGCTTGGGTGCGGGCATGTCCCGTATAGAAGTCTAGCAGTGATCAACTCGTTAGTTTGGCGGATTCTCACTGTGCATTAATTTGGCTTGAGGCTTGTGATCTAAATACTCTGTAGTCATTTTCATCTATCCTCCTATCCACAGTACTTGTTCTGTGTACTAGTATTTATAGATTACGGCTAGATTACATGCTGAAATGGCCAACTACAAGCGGAACGCTGAGCCGCGTTTTTCCGCTACGCTTCGCGAAGTACAATTTTTTGCGCTCTAGCTTCGCTTGTAAAAATTTTTCCGCTCCGCCTACCGGGTTATAAATATGGTGACAAAAAGGAGGGTTATCCCATGAGTATATTAGATCGACTACACACTATTATCAGTGCTGACATAGCCAAACTATTCAGCGATGCAAAACGTGTTTCTGTACAGGCTACAAATGATGTTGAAAAACTAGAAGCTGACCTTGTACAGGCTAAACAACGTGCTATCGCTGCCGCAGAAGCTGTTAAACAACATGCCGAAGCCGCCGCTGAACAAGCACGTAAGGCTGCTGATGATTTGGCGATTGAAGCTAAAGCTGCCGCTGAAAAAGTACTATTTCACAGTGCTAGTTTGCCGCAACCAAAAGAACCCACAGTCTAACTGTAGGCTAAAAGGAATAAGGTACGGTGTTTATCGTATTTGAAAGCCACTGATATGTCATAGACTTCAGTGGCAGTATTCCACGCCCATCTTTGATACTGGCTACCTATGCGTGTTAGTAACCAGTCTTCTACTAGTATTATGCCATCAATCCAATCCACTTGGCCTAGCTGTCCTGGCCAATGTATGTCTGCGGTATATTGAAAATCGTGCAGATCAGGAAAGTATTTCCATGCATATCCGTGTGGCATACAAATATTTAATGTATTGCTGAATTTTTATGGGTTAAAGTACTGATTTGCGCCCGTGTAGACAAACACGTGATATGTTGTGCCGCTTGATTGCACTATGGTTCCGCCCGTGCCTCTTGGTGTGCCGGGATAACTGATTATCACTATACCAGGACTGGCGTTGTTGGAGTTTTGTGTTCCTCCGAATCCTGGATAGTTAGTGCCGGTCCATATGCCCGAGTAAATTGTGCTAAATCCCGCCGTAACCGCAGTGGTATTGGGCACGTTACTGGTTCCGTTGTTGGCAAACGTTACTGGGTTGATAACTAGTGTAGGATGATACCAACAACTTCCACCGCCTCCACCACCCATGTCTGGATAAGCTGAATTGTATCCTCCGGCACTACCGCCCCACCATCCTCCGCCGCCTGCACCGCCATAAGCGTTGGTAGTAGGATTTCCGCCCTGTAATGCGCCTTGGTAAGCAGTGGTGTTTGCGCCGTCACTAGATGCTGTAGCACCCGCGGCTGACTGAGTTCCAGCCTTGCCCGCATAACTGCTGTTATAATAATCTTGTCCCTGAGCGCCATTAGGGTAACCGCCGCTACCGCCAAGGTCCGTATTGGTGCCTGCACTATTACTACTTCCACCGCCTCCACCACCCGCGGCCACTAGTAGCGCACTTGATTGTAAAGGAATGTTATAAGCGGCACCAGGTGGCGATATTGTAAAGGTCATGTTGGCTATGGTGCCTGATTGCCCGCCAGTGATTGCCGTGCCACCAGGAGTGCTTGATGATAATATAAACGTTGTTCCTGTAAAACTACTTAGGTAATATGCGCTGGGAGTGATGCTTGGTAAGTTCAAAACCGCAGTGCCTGTGTTGGCGTTTTGTGTAACAGTGACTATACAAGTGGCCGTAAAGTTTACAGCACTAGTACAGGTAAATGCTCCGGTGCTGGCGTTGTAGGACACCACGGATGTTATTACTTGTACGTTGTTCGGAGTGCCAAGAAAAATACCGCTTAATCCGCCACTACCACCGCCATATCTATTATCACTAGCGTTGATACTGGCCACGCTACCGCCAAAGTACGTGCCCAAATTACTACCGTTGTTATATTGGTTTGTTGTGCCCGCACCGCCCACAGCCACTATCAAAGGCACGCCGTTACGCACTTGTAGTGAACCGTATTGAACTCCGCCTCCACCACCGTTACTGGCATATCCCCAGCCACCGTTTGTGCCAGCCGCTCCGCCACCGCCCCATAAGTAGGCAGATATTTGATATCCTGAATTTGTATAGCCATTGCCAAATGCGCTGGCATTTGCTGAGCCCATTGTTGCTATTGTTGGCATAATTAGAATTTACTCAATGAAGCTAGTACTGTAAAGGCGTTGTTGGCTGTTTTAATAATGGTATAGTTATACACATCTATTCCGCTTGCGTTACCCGCTACTGGAGCAGTTCCGCCTTGCCAATATACAGTAGGTGAAATACTAGTGTCAATATAGATAGCAGTATTATAATAAGCTGTAGCACCTTGTGTTATTAACATGGCCAAGGTTACACTTTGCCCCACGGTCAACACACTATTCAATGTAGTTGATAGACTGAATGATATGTTTACATTCCAGTTACCGCTGACCGCAGTATTCCAGTATTTGACTGATCCTGTTGATAGGAATGCATTTGCAGTATTGCTATTTGTATTATCGGCTTGGAAACCAATTTGTACTACTTCACCAATGTTGGTGAATATACTACTTAGGCCAGAACCGCCGCTGAATGTCTGAGTTCCAGTAAAGGTGTTGGCCACTGTGGTAACAGGAATGTTTGCACCTGCTAGTGTACTTGCACCAGTTCCGCCATATGCGGGTTGAACTATGCTACCTTGCCATACTCCGGTACCAATTGTACCAACTGAAGTCAAACTACTGTTGACTACTGTAGATCCTAGTGTAGTTGCTGTTAGTACGCTGGTGCTGTTAATTTCATAGGCCTTGCCCGTAGCAATGTTGAAATTTTCACTTGAATTCCAAGCAGAGTTTGCTGTTAACCATTCTAAGGTTTTAGTGGTTGTTCCATTTACCTGTATGCCTGAAGCATTAGCCTGTGCGTCTGTTGTTGCACCGCTGGCAATTACAAGAACTTTTTCTGCTGTATTAACTGTGGTGCTATTCACTGTAGTTGTTGTTCCGTTCACAGTTAAATTACCCGTGATGATAGCATTTCCGCTGACTGTTAAGTTACCATTAGCGGTTGTAGTTACATTACTAGCGCCAAAACTTGTTAAAGATGCCATCGTTGTTAGCACAGCGGCAGCGGTTACTATACCTTGGCTATTTACAGTAATTCCATTATAGGTTCCTGATGTAACACCGCTTGCAGGAAAAGGTGTATAGGTTATTTCCTTTGTGGTTGTATTATAGTATAAAATATTTGTAGTGCTAGTGTTGTCCGATCGTATAGGATTAACATAAAAACTATTAGTTTGATTTGTTACTCCTGAAAGACTCGTACTCGAGGCATTTAATATAATAGTGCTGGCGGGTTGGTTACTATATCCAGCATTATATCCAATGGCGATGCTATATATACCTTGATAATAGATACCTGCGGAATCGCCTATTGCGACAGAATTATTACCTTGTGTTAGATATCCAGCATTATATCCAATTGCCACGGAACTAGTACCTTGAATCTCTCCACCTGCTTGCTGACCAATACTAATGCTAGTTTGACCTTGTTGGAAACTGCCGGCACCGGTACCTATAGCGACACTATTTTGTCCTTGGCTGTTGACAGCGGCTGTCACACCTATAGCTATTGCATTAACACCTTGTGCTAAACTTCCTGCGCTGTTTCCAAGAGCTAAAGCACCACTAGATTGATTACTGTATCCGGCCGTGTTTCCAATTGCAATGCCATTATCGCCTTGACTAGTATATCCTGCTAGACCGCCTATAGCCACTGCATAATTAGTTGATTGACTTATATTTCCAGCATCTTTACCTATAGCGATTGATTGCGGACCATTGTCTCCCGCAGTATTTGGTACAGGCCAAACTAAACTTGAAACTGCCTGACTTATAGCGTTAGTCGTCCAAGATTGATTAGCTAAAGGTATTCCTCCGGCAGTGGTTCCGTCTAGCAAACGTATCGTGCCATTGGTTTCATCGTAGACTAATTCGCCCTTATTATAAGTTAAATGGCTTAAGGCACTATAGGGGTAATTTGTTAATCTGACTCTTGCTTGTGGTTGCATAGCGGCTCCTCGATACTATATTTACCTTATGAAAGTGCTATGGCAAGGTATATGTTTGCTTTAGTTTGTGCAAGAGTAGCAGAGGCAGTTGGATCTGGTAGTAGTTGAATTCCGGTACTAGGAATAAAGGGAGGACTAATTATTAGACTAATTGGTTGGCTAAATGTTTTACCTTGGCTATCTGTAACAGTGATAGTTGTAGCATTGTATTCGTTTGCTACTTGGGTAGGCGTACCAGTTAAGACTCCTGTTGTAGTATTAAAAGTTAAACCTGTATTCAATATGCCGGATAGTGCCCATGTAAAAGGTGCTGTGCCTCCAGTGACTAAAAATTGCACATTCAATAAGGTATTAACTGTAACACTTAGACTAGTTGGACTAATAGCGGTTATACTAGGATATGTGACTGCGGGAGGAATAGCACCCCAGGTGATAGTTATGTTATATTGACGTATTAAATCAGTGCTCGCTACTCCATCGTTTGGTAAACTAGTAATAGTATAGCCGTTTGAGGTTAATAAACTGCTTACTTTATTGTAGTCATTTTTGCTAAAACTAAGCGTAAGACTAGTGGCACCAGCTGTACTAGCGGCTTGAATTTGATCAAAAACATACTGATACTGAGCTATTAGTGCAGTTAGAGCATTCTGCGCCTGTGTTGCGGCATAAGTGGCATTGGCTTGGCTAGCCTGTGAGGCAGTAAATATCGTCATAACGTATTTACCGCTATTTTATCTATTCTTTGAAGTAATATTCGTAGTTAATAGTGCTAGAGTTTTCTTTGCGAATCTTAGCACCATTTTTTAAGTGAAATCTTCGAGCCATCGGAGTCTGTGGACTTAGAGTAACAATACCACGTAAATCTTTGTATTCCGATTTCAACCATTCGGCAGCTTGTTGTAGTAGAGTTGCACCAGCACCTGGAGCATAACTCCAGATGGTATAGAATACAGCAACTTCCTTGTCTTTACTCATGCTAACAAGATCTTCTTCTGATTCTGGAACACCATTGAGCCATTGCATACATGTAGCCGCTAGGATTTCTTCCCCTGCTTTAAGAATAAGAATTTCTGCCGCTTCGTTGATACGTTGTTCTAGTGGGATGTGAGGACGAACAGGGTCGTCCTTAATTATTCTGACTAAGGGATCAGTAATATCTCTAATGTGATGAAGTTCCATGTTCGCTACCTGGTTATTATATAGGTACTTATCTCTTTGGCTAAAATTCCATAGATTTAAGGGAGGTAGCCTGTCATCCCACTGAATCTCAAATGTCATCACCGGGCAGATTATTTAATAGTTCTCTTAGTTTACTACTTTCGACTTGTGCTTTAACTTTTGGTAAAGCAATTCCTTGATCTAACATTTCTCCGGTATTGGCATTCACAGTCTGCCGTTGTTTTATACTGTTTAATAATGTACTACCTGCACTTTGACTGTTATTATTACCATAACTATCTTCTTCTTCGAGGTCAGTAATTCGTAGAGTATCAATGTCAAATCCTAGATCAATCTTCATACCAACACCACTACTCGAACGTGTCTTCATCAGCTGAATTTGATAACGTCCACGCTCACGCATAGCACGACTAGTAAAGATACCAAACACATTATCTGCTGTCTGAATCTTAGATAATCCGCCTGAAATATGACTGTGGTCAAATTCAACTTCTTCTACAGCACCACGATTCAACTGCGCCGCTGTAACAAATACACATTGCTTTTCTACTGCTAAATTCCTTAGTTCTTCCGATACATATTTGTCTTTAACAAATAAGTTTTCAGCACTAATTTTCTTGCTAAGTGGCATCAGCAAGTCCATATAGTCTACTAGCAATACGTCGACTTTATGACCCATCTTGACTTCGTATTCTTTTAGATATGCACGAATGTCGTTGGCAGTCTTACCACTGGGCATATACTTGACCTGTAGATTTCCGCTCTTTTTACCTATTACCTTGACCTTCATTTCTACATCATCGATGCTCTTAAAAAGTTCTCTAGTCGGGATGCCGGTTGTCATTGCGTCGATACGCATACAAACTAGTTCTTCACTAAGTTCTAGTGTAAGATACAATACATTAAGCCCAGCAAGAGCATAATTAACACCAAGATTAGCCAGAAAAAGACTCTTGCCAGCGCCTGACCCACCAGCCCAAATATTAAGCTCGCCACGATTGAAGCCTCCAAACAACTTGTCATCTATAGCTTTCCAGCCAGTACTTATCTGTCCATTTTTATCCTTGATCCGCATTAACCTAGCTCGAGGATCTTCAAAATAATCAGTACCCATGTCCTTCTGTAGACCAATCTGTACTGCTCGTTTGATCTTTTCTTCTACTGGACCATACTCGCCTTTTTCTAACAAGTCTGCTGATTCTAAGATTGCTCTCTCAAGGCCTTTATGCCGAATAAAAGTTTCAAATTCGTCTAGTAGCCAATCGTAATCATTTTCTTTAACACCATCTAACTGTTTGAAATTGGCATCCGTTGCCGCATTTATAATATCTAAAGGTGGCATTGTATTATATTCTTCCACATACTTCACTAGGAATTCTGCAGGAGTCTGTAGCTTACGATCAAAAAGTGTCGGGTCAAAAATACTCTGACACCGAACAAAACTTTCGGCATCGCTTATCATCATTTCGATGTATAACTTTTGTATGTCGTATCCGTAATTTGTATTTTGATTCATTGTTTATTATAACATTTAATTAAAAACTTTAACACCATAATGGCGTTCAAAGTTTCTGGCATCAGTGTGGTCATTTACCATGGGCTGACCTTTAATGTTTAGACTGGTGTTGAGTAACATAGGACATCCAGTGCGAGCATACCACAATTCTAACAGTTGTCTAAATGGACTGCCGTCGTTGGGAACAGTTTGTACTCTACTAGTGCCATCGCGATGTACGATAGCGGGATAAAGCTCAGGATTCCTACAATGAGCGATAACTTGCATAAAACGACTATTGTCCCAGCCACGAGGCATGCTAAAATAATCATGCACAAGCTCTTCCAATATAGCTGGCGCGAATGGTCTAAATTCTTGTCTTTGTTTAATTGCATTTACTTGGTCCTTTATATCATATCCCCGGGGATCTGCTAATAAACTTCTGTTACCCAATGCACGTGGACCAAATTCTGCTCTACCACGGGCGAGTCCACAAATTTTATGTTCTTCTAAGTAATCTACAATATCTTCATTTGGCGAATGGTAGCCCATATTGTATCCTAGAAAATTATTTGACCAATCTGTATATTCTCTCCAATGAGGGTTATGTGCTAATACTGCTCCGATTGCGCTACCAGCATCTCCCGGGTTAGGATAGATCCATGTATTGTCAAAAAATTTGCCAGTGTGTCTATTAGCTAGACAATTTAGTGCGCATCCACCCATTAAAACTAAATTTTTGCTATTAACTAATCGCTTGGCTTTTACTAGTATACTTTGAAAATAATCTTCGTATATTTCCTGTGTAGCAGCCGCTATTTCAAAACTGTCTTTGACTGTTAGATCTAGCCTCCAATCTTGGACACCTCTATGACAGCTACGTATGAATTTTAAGTTGTCATAGTTGTCAATAAAATCATGACTCATGTCAAAATTTAATTTTTTACTATCCCCATATGCGGCCATGCCCATAAGGATATATTCATCTTCGTTAGGTTTTAATCCCACCCGTTGAGTCATTGCGCTATAAAATAGTCCAATGCTATGTGGGTAACGCAAACTCCATTTTTTCTTAAGTTTGTCGCCTCTAGCTTCCCATATTGTGGCAGTATCCCATTCTCCAATAGCATCTATCACAACTACACATGCTTCATCAAACCCACTGGTATAGTAACCGCCTGCCGCATGACTAAGATGATGATCAGTGTATACAACAGGAGCATGAATTTCATAACGTGCCATATAAATGTCGATATCATTGTCACGTCTTTTCCATCCCTGTCCTGCATAAAACTGTCTTAAGGTCTTAAGAAAAGGACGCTCATACCAATAGACTCGATCAGGATTGCCAAATTGTTTAGCGGCATGAACCAAATTCTTACAAAGATCTCTGTCGTTTTTTAAGCCGCTGTATCGTTCGCTGTGGCTAGCAAAAACTAGTTTTTCGTCCGCAAATACAGCAATTGCCGCATCGTGGCTGTTGCCAGATATGCCCCAACTAATCATTTGTAAATAAAAGGATCACGTTTCCGTAATTCTTCCAAACGACGTTTGAATGCACGATGCTCCTTGTACTTGCGTAAAGGATATAAAATAAAGTTGATTATTCTTTGAACCATTTTTTTGCTCTCAGTTGTATTTTTAGATTATTCGATTCTTTGGCGCTGACAATTAACCACATAGTAGCCAGTTTACCTAGTTTAATTACTGCATCATTAATATCTTTAACATCATCCGGCCAGTCTGGCATACTAACAGACCAACCATATTCAAGGGCTTGCTCAACGGTGCGTGGACCTTCGTGATCCCTATCGGGAACCAAAACAATTTCTTTACCTAACTGTTTCAGTAAGTAATTTTGACTATCCTTTATCTCAGCACCAAGAAGAGCACAGCCGTCAATACTTAGCGCATCAAACGGTCCTTCGCTTACAATCACGAATTCTCTATCGTCCTGCTGATGATCAAGGTTAAACACGTAACCTGGTTGTTGTTCCGACAAGTATTTAGGTTTAGCATCGTTAATCGCTCTAGCAGTCCATCCTACAATATCACCTTTATATAAAAATGGAATAATAACCCTATTACTAAATCCTATCTTGCTAGTATAGTAGAACGGATAGTCAAATAAATCTATTTTTCTTTTCGCTAGATAATCTACTACCCCAATAAATCCGTCTGGTATTTTATAATCCTGATCTGTAAGCTGTAGAAATGTCTTCCACTCGTCGAAACTACGTGACTCCATCGGCAATACACGATTGTCGAATTTAGGAATAATACTGCGTATTTCTGTTGTATTATTTTGATCTAGTTTTAATGCTTCAAGTCTTAATTGATTAATGACATCATCGGGAATTGATAAATCCCGCATGAATTTATTCATATTTTTACTAATATGCCTGCCCGGTTGCCAACTACATTTGAAACCGCAATTGAAACAGTGATAACTAACAGCATCGCCGGCATTGACTATGAATCCTCCGCGTTGCCGTTTGTCATCGCAACACACCGCGTTGAAACTAATCCATCCACTAGGAGTTGTTTTACGCTTTCCGGGCAAATAAGTTAAGAGTGTGTCCGCTATTAGGCTCATACCTTAGTATAACAGATAGATATGATTAGATCAAGAAATAACGGTAACGCTGTTCACCGAACCAAAATATAGTAAAGGATTTTGTTGACTACCATATTGCCAAACATCAGGATATAACCAACTAATTCTCATGTAATTGTAGTTCTTTCCTGTGACAGAATTAAGAACTGGAACGTTATTAAATGAGATAGTTGTAGTAGTTGGAGTAGAGCAGGTAAAACTTTGTAATTGCGGGGCATTTAAGAATGAGCTTACTGCAATGGTCATATCTTCGGTCGCTTCTACGTAGACGGTACCAATAAAATTAGTCATCTTGACTTCAAAATTCATAAATTCCGTTGCATTAGCTTCGTAATATTTACATGGTATTGCAGGACTGTGATTAATAACATTTCCCATGTAGTTTATCTCGCCAACAAATTCATCGTAGATAATATCGTCCCTAAATTTAGGCAAAGCATTACCAATAATTTCCATTGTGCCCGGCCCTGTAAAAGATGCATCTATGTAGAGTAGAATTTGATTTCCTAGTTGATCCAATGCAGTTACACTATATTTCAAATATTGTTTATCTAAATCATTGATATCTTCTTGTGGAATAATAATGCTGGCCAAACCTTTTAAGATACAAGAAATAGATAGGTTAGAAGCACCTGCAACTGTTTGTTTAGGGAAAGTTACTGATATAGTGGTTGTGGCGCTATCTACATCAACTGAAACTCCTGACACTAGAACAGGTCCGACAATACTTGTTCCTGTAATTACACAGCTAGTTAAAAAATTTCCCGAAATATTAGCTGTTGGTATTGTGATGGTAGTAGTTGTTGCTTGCCCTGAAGTAGCTACAACTGTGGCATTTGTAGCAGTAGCTGAATTCAAAGGTGTTGGATAATAAGGACTAGATGGTAACGCATTTCCGCTCATATCCATTACATTAACTTCTATATCTGAAAGTGTAGATAAGTCTATACGTTTCTGATCGGAATTTTGTATGTCAAACTCGATGACGTTATCTATTCCTTGATAAATTTTTACAGTTCTTGTATACGGCACCTTATTCTCCACAGTGAATCCTGCCAAATCGGCTAATAGAATGATTCTATTAGGATATAAATAACTTTGAACTTTTTGCATTGGCAAGGACCTTTAATAGTATTTATGGCAAAATTAAGAGATGATATAGAACAAAATTTACCCTTTATTAGCGTCCTTACCTACGGAGATAATGAATACGTAGGAATCATAATAAATCAGGATCAATTTGTCACTAGTTTCTACGACTTAAATGCTATCAAAACTCAGGAAGAAAAGACAGCATTTTTAGAAATCGGAGAAACTTGGTGGTGGGAAAGCAATCGTCAGTTTCCTATCAATATTTTTTGTAGAGAGCAGATTCAACCATTTCATTATGCTATAAAAACTTTTAATAGCAAAGATACAAGAGTATTGTTAGGTCCTGTTGTAAATCTAATGAATCTCACATTAAAGCGTGTAAAGCGTAAAAGTGTACAGTTAGTCCGTAAGGTTCGCTAATTGCTCGCAGATTAGATTCATTTGAACTACTATCACATGTGCATACGCAATAGCATGTGCTTTCTTAAAATAGTAGTCTTCATTCTCCGGTTTCATCCAAACTTCCGTCATCACCGTAGTCCAATCTTTCCCAATCAGATAGCGTTTCGCGGGGCGAATCATAGCCAAAACTGCGGCTAATTGTTCTATCGAGGTAGGCTTCATTTGCCTCAATATAGAACCATGCCCGTTCACGTGAAATAAGTTGTTGACGAAGTCGTCTTCTAATAATAGATCCCATAGGGGTTCGGTCTCCAATAATTTTTTCAAATGTTCTTTATTTCTAACACCATCATAGACACTTACATTCAAAAAATCTATCTTAAAATATCCTCTATCTTCTGCTTCTTTATAGTTTAATGTACTTATTCCTGTTATAGGATTATATGGTATAGAAGTACAATATACACCGGTATTATGTTTCTTATAAGTGTCGTCCAGGCAGGCATCGACGTGTTTTAACACAGCTAGTGCCCTTGTCCTATCAGCGAAATCTATATCGATATCTGGCATTATATATTAGACTCTTTAACAACATCTTTGACCAGTGTTACATCATCGGCTAATTTCTTAAACTTTGACACCCAAAAAGGCGGATCAATAATGGCTTGTATATGTGTCAACTGGTCATCGCTGAATTTTTGTAGCATTGCTTTTCCATTCGTACTGTTCAATATTATCCAAGGACTTATTTTACCATCTTTGATATCATAACAGGCACGACTTAGACTCACATATAAGAAATAATGATTCCATTGGGCACTATGTGAGTCTCCCCAATCCATCATCGTTTGGATTGATCTTTGGAGTGCTGTTTCGACTGTTTCTCGTCTGATGAGGTCGAGGACGTATTGTTCGTAGAGTTCGTCTCTGCACCAGTGATCGAGTTTGACACCGCTGGTGACAATATAATTGACAAATCTTTCCGGGTAGAGAGGATTGACATTACTGACAAAACTACCAAACTTAATAAAAGCGTTATAGTAAGGACTTTTACAAAAATCTTCATAGGTTTTCTCCTGTTTGCTGTTTGGTTGTGCTTGACGATAAAATTTCTGAAAAGCATCAAACGCTAACAACACATGTTTTTCATTTTTTGCCAGTGCCCTACGCTTTTGCTCGCACACATGCACGAACAAAGTCTTTTCCTGCATAAAGCCTTTGTTACAATAATCGCAAGTATAAGGTTGACTAACTAATGACATCATTTAAGTTTTTTAGCAATAGTGGCTTCGTCCATACCATATTGTCTAGCAAGTTCTTTTATTTCTTTATCAGTTGACATTTCAGCCAGCATTTCTAATTCGTCCATTTTTCTTGTAGGATATATTTCTTCAAGAAATTTCAATCTTTTGCCCCCAGTGCCTGTTTTCTTCTTATTGCCTATCCAGTTATGATAGAATGTTTTTTCGCCGTTATAACTGCACATACATAACAATAACCACAATAGTTTAGGATGTTTTTGTATGTCATTCCAATTTTTATTAAAATATTCGTTAACTGTCAAAACAAAATGCTCTTGGATTTCTCTTTTTTGATCCTGCGCACTGCTAATATATCGATTTAAGATAAAAAATTCGCTCTTAAGACTCTTTTGCTGTGCAGGAGTCATTTCATCCCATGCCGCACGAACATTTAAGTCGACAAAAGCTATCTTTTCTTTTAATTCGATTTTATCGTCACTCATATTTTTCTTTACTTAATTTATAAATCATTATAACACGATCTAGTGCCCGTTGTAAAGTTATATTGGTTTTAGCTTCTCTCCGGATATTACCCCATAGTTGATCTTCTCTAAGTGAGTCAATTAATGGTCTGCTGTCATTAGTTCTAGGGTCAAAATTAGGATCATCTATTTTATAATCCCACCCTATGGCTTGTCTTGTACTAGGTTCAGCACCAAATTCTCTAGCATAAGTTATGCCATCGGCCTTCTCGTAGATGTATTGTATACCAGGTTTAAGTTGTCCCATTATTCACCTTTAGGTTTTAATACAGCATCAAATGACAATACTGTTCTCGTGCCCGTTCCCTTCCATGGATAGACCGTATGCGGAATATAACTAGGAAAAACAGTCATTGTACCAGGTTCGGGATCGTACTTCCATGTGTCAGCCATGATAAATTTGCTGATATCTCTAGTCTGTGGTAATCTAAACAATAACTGCCCATCAGTAGGCAATTTATCATCTGAATATTGTGGAGCATCAACATATATGTTGCCGCTGATATTGCCACCCGGATGACTGTGCATTTCTTGATATTGACCTTGCTGTTGTTGTATGGTCCATATAGAAGAAACTACAGGTACACAATATTTAAGATCTTCTGCCCCGGATTGTTGTGTAACCATTTCCATATAGGCAATGCATACTTCCTCGATCCATTTAATTAACCAAGTAACATCGTGAGGATGTTTATTTTCTAAATTAGGATAGATAGTTACTTTCTGTCCACCACATAAATGACTAGGAGATTCTATTGGATCTAAATATCCTGGATTACTGTGCAGATCCTGTGTAAGATTAAAAATTTTACTAAACTGAACAGGCGGCACAAAGTCTGTAAACATTACAACAGGTTGAAAATATCCTATCTTTAATTTCATAATAATTTATCCAGAATAATTATTTCGCTTTGTCTGCTGATTTCTTTAACAAAATATGCACAATCTGGTTTTCTTCCTCCTCTAGTAGGGGTTGCTAGTAGTTGTCCATTTTTCATTTTTGGAAAATACCATTTAACATCATTGTAAAAATTAACAATTTTGATAGGCTTAAATTCGACTCTGAAACTACTTAATGGATTAAAACATAACGCCTCAAATCCCCGGTCATTCAAACTAGTTAAAGGTAACACTTCTATATCAGAACTACTGGTGCTATCTCCCACCGCTATGCTCCAATCTATAGGCATTGTTACTTCATTTTCGCCAATTTGTAGAACAATAGCAGGGGCATTAAAACTTTCTAAGAAAATTAATGGCATGAAAAAGAAGTCGGGTTCTTGTGGATTGCTGTTGTCTAATACCGCAAATCTGGTGTTTTCATCCACTTCCTCGGGTAAATTGTTTAATGAAAATGTTTCGTCATCTAATGTTAATATCTGCATGATTCCTTATTTAGACCAATCCACTTTTTCTAAACTAAATGGATATTTGGCATCCTTGTAAAATTTTTTCCTCGTTGTGAGGTGACGTTTTGCAAATTTACAAGTCGAAGTTAAATCCCAGATTTGTACAAAGTCCTTATCTTCTGCTTTTCTTATTCCGCGGCCAATGCTTTGGATAACACGGACAAAACTCTTTCCGGGTTCTAGCAATACCAGATTAAAAATCCTAGGGATATTAATGCCCACAGCGGCAACACCATAGGTAGCCACAGTAACCTTATTATCATTCGTCGCATGTTCTTTGTATTCCTCTTTACGATCTTTTCCTTTAACTTCGCCTGAAATAAACACTGCGCCTTCGATCATTTCTGTTAATAATTTGCCTGTGTCAATCCTGTTAACTAGGATTAGTGTGTTGCCTGATTCTGATAAGCCTTTAACGAGTTTACTGATATATGACATCCTGTCTTTGTTTGTGACAAGATATTTTAATTCTTCTTGGTATGTCTTAAATTCTGGTAAGTCTATGAGTTGTAGTACGTTAACATGTAGATTACTAAGTATTCCCATCTCTTGTAATTCATGTGCTTTGATACCACCTACTACTGGACCAATTGATGCAAAAATAGGCTCCGCTTCAAATGCATCTTTAGGTACAGTTCCAGTTAATCCCCAGCGTATAGGAGCATTACACAAATTCTGTGTTAGTAGATTTTTTAGTACCTCTGCTTTAGCCATATGTACTTCGTCGACTATAACTGTACGAACACCATCTAAAAATTCTGCTAGTGTAACGGCTATGTCAGCATCCCAGTTCTTGCTTTTCTTATCTAATATGTTTAGACTTTGCCATGTACAGATAGTGTGTGTATGATTAAGCATTTTTCTATCACCATAATAAACACCAACATCTAGGCCGACGTTTACAAAATCTTCTTCGGTTTGTGTAACTAGATCCTTATTAGGAACAATTACAATAGTACGTCCATATTTTTCAGCACAATGACTAAGCGTTGCTGTCATAATAGTCTTTCCAGCACCGGTGGCTACTTCTTGTAATGCCTGTGTGTTGGTAAAAAATCTATTAACTACTTCAACCTGATCATCACGTAGTGTTATAGGTTGACCTGCAAATCGATGACCTTCAGGCCATACTTTGCCTTGGTCACTCCAATATGTATTAGTTATCGGGGTAAATTCAATTCGACTAGTAGTTCGAAAATCTTCTACTTCATCTACATCTATATCTAAATCGGATAATATACCTAGACACTTTTCTAATTGACTCAGGTATCCGTTGCCGCCGAGTCCAAACATCGATACTTTACCGTCCCATCGTCCTAGTTTGTATGCCGGACGATATCTTGCGGTAGGATCTTCATATTTGAAGGTGTTGGCTAACTTCTTACGAGCATCGAGCGGTAAGTTTTCAAATTTAATATTAACTTCGTCTTTGATGACTAACTTTACTACCATCTGCCAATTACCTTATCTTCCATCAATGTTTCGCGATCCGACCATTCGATAATCAAATCACATCTGTTAGAGTATACACTAGTTTTACCGTGACGTAAACCCATTTTGGTATCTAGAGCAATAACGCTCATAGGTTGCCACGGAGTCCTTAAGAAAAACTTAGGAAGTTTTCCACTCATTACTACTGCTACCTTAGTATTTTTGTCGAGATTATAATTGTATGATTTATTTGCAATAAATTGATTAAATTGTTTTCCAGACTCGTCGTTGGCTAGTCTGAAATAGACGCCTATATTGTCTGTAATTCCATTATTTTCTAATGCGCTAGATAAAATTTTTAGATTCTGATAGTACCTGTCATTTACATAAGTATCAAACACTACTAGTAATGGTAACCTGTGAAGTTTAACCAATGACGCAATTATTTCATCTAAAGTATGTTTTTCTTTGGATATCCAAAACTTACTTTTTGATCGATTAGCTATATTTTCTGTCAATGTTTCGCCGGGATTTTTGGCATCCTCTAGTCTATATTGATAACGCACACTACGATCATTTATAATATTATGATCTATACTTGTTTCGATACCAAGGTCATCTGTAATAGCTTGATGGAAATTCTTGTAATCAATATTACCGATTAAAAATTGATTTTGTATGTCTATTTCACTCCATGATTTGATAATTTTGTAGTAATTCTTAATAGTTTCATCAATTTCAAAATCTAAAGGAGACAACGCTTCATATAGTATTACAATATTTTTTTCGGTTAAATCGGCAGTATTAATTTTGCCTGCCGCAGTGATGGATAAGTTTTCTACCTGCTTACTGAGCCCGCTTAATAATTTTCTGTATTCAGAATTGAAGTTAAACTCGATAAAAAGTGAAGCATCTTGATCCGAATTTTTTCCAATATAGAATTTCTTTATCTGATCGATTTTCCTAAATTCTCTACTCCATACAGGATCGGCTAATGATTCATCGATAGCAGATGTAAACTCTAAAATTTTTGAAGAATTTTCTTTTAATATTTTAACAAGGAGCTTACTTTGATTCTCGGTTAAAAAAATGTGATTAATAATCGATGAAGCTAGGCTCCTTAATACTCTGGCATCTCGTGAGGTAATTTGTTCTTCGATGGTAGGAGAAACACTTTGTACTATTGATATTAAAAGATTATCTACTGTGGTCATATTAATAAGTATACGCTAACATTAATCAAAGGTCAACCTTAAAGAAAAAAATAGGCCCTATAATATTTAAGGCCTACTTGATATCTTTTGAGCAGATTAGTTATAGACTAGCATCTTCCATTCCTGCAACACGCAGTTTTACAATATTAGTTATTTGCCATTGTTTCTGATCTAATGCTTTAATAATTGCTAACCACTTATTGCGTAGCAAGGCAAATTCGTTGATAATTTTTTCAAAGTCAACTACATCTGCCTCGCCTTCACAAAACTTTTCGCAATCACGACTGCTTAGAGCACGTTGATAGTTTTCTAAATATTTACGAAAATGCTGACTTCTAAGTCGGCGCAGTTCGATATTGAGATATTCTAATATAGCTTCGATTTCTTGTAATTGACTAAATCTTTGTTCAATTATTCCGGGCATTGCGGCCGCGGCACGTTCAACATTTCCGCTTAATTTACACTCTTTGCGGGCTTCGACAAGCTCGCCTTCGAAATATAATACTGCATCGGGAATGTTAGAAATATCTTTAGCAATATCGGTATACCACCCCATCAAAACTCCAGTTCGTCTACATCGTCATCGTTGTCAGTGTCATCGAGGTAGTATTCGATAGCATTATCCAAGTTGCTATCTATACCGATGGCGCCTTGCATAACACGGTCACTAGTACCAAAGTCAGCTAATAAATCTACATAGCGTTCAGCTACTGTTTCAATAACTTTCTTATCTATATAATCTGCGAATAGTAACCATACGTCACCGATCTGTGTCTCATTCAACATTTTCTTCAGTCTCCTCTGGGATGGTAGTTGTTGTATTTTTGATATGAAATTTGTTCATTATCATATCTAATTTATCATCTTTCCATTCTTTTCGGTAGAATTTGAATTCCTCACCTGTCTCAGGATCGACCCACTTGAGTCTATTACCTTCTTGTTTCAGTATGCCAGCTTTTTCGCACATATCGACCATACCGCTATAAGGATTCATACCTGTTTCATACGGAATTTTAATTTGTACAGTTTCAAAAGGCTTGCTATAACGAGTTTTCATAATTTTGCAGGATGCACGAATACCCATTACATCTGATACCTTGTTGCCGTCTTCGTCTTCTTTCAACTTCAACTTCTTCATGGCAACTACTATGGAACTTGCGTAGACAAATCCTTGTCCTCCGGAAATTTTATCATCTGGGTCGAACATGTCTTGCGAAGCGTATGTGTGATTAGTACATACCATGCCGACGTTGTAATTACCAAACATATTAACACAATTACGAACCAGCGCCGTAAGTGCTTTAGGTTTACGACCCATGTCACCTTTCAAGTCTCCGGCTTCAAACTGGTTGATGTCGGTAGGGGTAAGCAACATACCCAAGCTGTCTATGACGAACAAGACTTTTGGACGCTCAGTCATCTCTTTGTACTCTTTCATGAATTCGTGAATGGTTTTTGCCACATCATCGATCATGGCCATGTTGAGTTTGAGTAGTTTATCTTCGCTTGTGTCTACACCTAAATCGTGTAGCCATTTTTCATCTAGAGCATTTTCTGTATCAATCAGGATAACATAGATACCTTGTTCTTGTGCATTGCGTACTAAATTACCTGAGCAAATAAAACTCTTACCTGCACCAGATTCGCCAGCAAATACTGTGACTTTACCTAGTGGGATACCTTTGTGGAAATCTCCACTGATCAAGTAGTTAAGCGTATAATTGCCTGTACTAACCCAATCTGTAGGATCATTAAATCCTACGCCGAGACCGTCAATCGACTTGGTCAAGGTTTTTCTAAATTTTGATAGATCGAAGGCTTTTGTAGCCATATTTAATTCTCCTAAATAGATAACTAGGGCGTACAACTAGGTTGCAGAGGCCCGAGACGAGTGCTTATTGCTTTTGACGATTACGGATCATTGCCAAGATATCTTGGGCACGACTATCACCGCCTGCACTTGCGTCAGCTTTTGGTGCTGGTGCAGGAGTAGACTTAGCTACTGGTGCTGGAGTGTCGTCTGGATCGATGTCATTATCGATTGGAGCACTTGCTTTAGGAGTTGCTTTTACAGGATCGCCAGTTGCTTGGCCCATACCCGCTGGTTTGAAATATTGTCCCCAACGTTCCATGTCGTATGGTTCGCCGTCGACTGACGCTTCAAACATTTCTTTCATAACCTTAAGTTCAACTTCGCCTGGCTTCTTAGGTAGGAAGTCGCTTAGATTAAATAATCCGTGAGTTTTAATTGCCGCTTGTTCGGCATCACTTAATGGACGCTCACGACGTGCCCAAGAACTAGTTGAGTAGTCAGCATAACCGCCTTTTGATGTTTTCTTCATGCGATAGTCTAAACCATGTACATAGTCGGTTGGTAAATCTTCCAACTCTGGATCGACTAGTGCCGCACGAATTGACGTAAAGATCTGAGGACCGATAATGAATCTGCGGATTGGATTTTCTGGAATTTCTTCTGCTTTTTCGCCTAGTCCGTCTTCTACAACGAAACCTTGGAAAATATAACTACGCTTTTTCCAGTACTTACGACCCATATCTTCTAGACTTGGATCTTTGAACCAACCACGCACTTCTGCCAAGATCGGGCAAGAATCGCCATACATTTCTACGCATGGAACTTGTACTGTGATGTTTTTGCTTTCAGATTCGCCTTTGATGCCTGCAAAGGGAAGTTTGATCATTGCACGTTCAACCCAGAAAAAAGTATTATCTGAATTGCCGTCTGGTAAGAATCGCATAACGGATTCTCCACCTTCTTTAAGATTCCAGAACGGATAAATCGATTTATCTCCGCCTGTCTTATTGTCAGAGCCACGTTGCTCATTTTGTTTTAGTTTTGCTCGAATTTCAGCTAAAGATGCCATAATTATTCTCCTATTAATAGCCTTTGTTTTTGCCTGTATGTTTTATCACCCGATAAAACAAAAGTGCATATACATAGTATACGCACTTTTATTTATGTTTGCAAGTGTTTTTTTGCTCTAAATATGAGCAGATATTTAATTATCTGTAGTGTACTAAACTTACGATTCTCTTCAAATCGTCATAGGTTGTGCTTTCACCCATTGGTGCTGGGCCGGCTGGCATTGTTTGGGTTGCTTTTACCGCATTGGCTTGATTTTGCGAGTTGGCCGCTGGTGTTGCAGGTGCCGCCGCTGGTGTTGCAGGTGCCGCCGCAGCCGCTGGCTTGCCACCATTAGGAGCACGACTTAGGATAATATTATCATTGATATCAGGTACACCACCGCCTTTAGTCAACCATGCTTGATCTTGTGGAGTCAATGCCGCAAATTTTGCAGCCTGAGCAGGATCTTTATAAGGGTTATTAACAGCGGGTGCCGCTGGAGTACTTGTTGCAGGTGCTGGAGCAGGTTTTGCTTGATTGGCTGGATTTTCTAAACCACCTGTTGGGATTGCGGTTGCCGCATTAGTAGTACCGACTGGATTCTTAGCGGCATCTCCTGTAGGAGCCGCTGGAGGTGCAGTTGTGCCTGCTGGCGCTGCCGCTTGTCCGCCAAATTGTGCTTGTGCCGCTTGGGTAGCAGGACCCATGATACCATCAGCTTTAATTTTTGCACCTTTAGCAATTAAATCTTGTTGAAGTTTTATCACATTAGGATCTGACTTTGCCGCTGGTTTGCCAGCCGCATTCATAGCTGCCGCGCCACCTGCCGCGCCTGCCAAGCCTGCCGCGCCCGCAGTCTTCACAGGATTTGCACCCATCCATGATCCAACTTTTTGTGCACCAGCTTTAACAGCGTCTCCAATAGCACCAAGAACTCCTTCATTTTGTTGAGATTCTATTTGTGCTATTTTTTCTCGTAAACTTGATACTTTAGATGCTAGTTGTGTTTCGCCAATTCTTTTCATTTTTAATCCTCATCTTAATCCTGCAATTTTAAGTATCGCAGTTAGTTCTATATTTTCTTTCATTCCTTGCGGACCTTGTGGCATTCTAGGGTCCGCCATATGACCTAACTTAAATTTTTCAAGGTCAGCCATAGTTGGCATCTTTGCTATGTTACTAAGATCGGAGGAGCCGTGCGGTTGTCCTGGCGTAGCCAACGGGCCAGTTATGTTTGGCATATTTGGCATATTTGGCATATTTGGCATAGAAAACATGCCTTCGTCAGCTTCTTGATCGTGCATGCCTGCTAAGTGACGGATATGACCTAATTCACTAGACGCATGCTGTTCGCTTGGATCCATTTTATCGATTAGCTTCAATACATGATGCAGATCCTGCTCTGTGGCATTACTGAATTCGCCATTCTTAAAATCTTTGAGAACTTTAGTTTTTGCACGAGTTCCGCCTATTGTAAAGTTTCTAGCTTCTTTATTCCAGAATCCACTTATACTTTTAAGCATTTGTTCCACGCCACTTTTATCACTATCAGAATCAAACCCAAAATCTTTAGGCTCCATACCACAGTCATGTATACAATCGTGTAGTGTCATTTCTTTATGACCAAAGTCTAATGTTGTATCTAATGTTGCGCCGTGCTTTTTAGCTGTATGTATTGCTTTAATTAATCTAGCTTTAGGATGCGATCCTGTACTTTCTGCTACAGGTGGTGCTCCTGGAGGTACAGCTCCTGGAGGTACAGCTCCTGGTGCTGGTGGTGCTCCTGGAGGCATTGCACTTGCATCCGGTGCTGGTGGTGCTCCTGGAGGCATTGCACTTGCATCCGGTGCTGGTGGTGCTCCTGGAGGCATTGCACTTGCATCCGGTGCTGGTGGTGCTCCTGCTGGAGCGCCTGGAGGAAGTTCAACTCCTCCAACTGGAGTAGCATCACCTTCTGAATCTAGAGCCTTAGTGGCAACAATCTCTTGGGCTATTTCTTTAGCCTTAGGAGCGTCTGGTTCGCTAACCTTACCCGAGGCTAAATCTTGTAAATACAATTTGATTGCTGTACCAACATCGTCTTCATCTGAAAGACCTTCTAAATAATCATCGGTGAATACTTGACTATCTAAAATACCTTTAAGACTTAGTGCGGCATTTATACCATCAACTCCTGGTCGTAATCCTGAGCTTATTAATTCTTTAAGTTTGTCTAATGCTTGTGATCTACGTGCTACATCAGCACTAAACAATTCGTTATGTCCTTCTTCATCTTCGGCGTCTTCTAACAAACCGTTGACGAAATTTTCAAATTGATCTTCTGGTGATTCTTTAATTCGCTTGCCTTCTTCGTTGTATTTTCCAGATTTTTTCTTTGAAATAGCAATGGCAGCCTGTTGCGCATTTCCTGTTTCATCTAATAAATCATCTGGTGTTAATTCCTTAATACCAACATTTTCTCCTACTAGTCTATAGATATACGGAAAGGCTGTTTTTAATTCTTCGTTAAATGTGCGGATAGTTAAGCGATCGATCCAATCATTTAAGATTTCTTCTGGAATGTCTTGAGATTCTTGTGCTGTAAAACTTTCTGCAAATGCTTGATAATATGTAGAGCGTTGGAGATTGTGTATTTCTTTTTTAACAGCTTCAATACGTTCATTGACTGTGCTGTTTATGTCATCCATTGCTTCGCTAAGTGTATCATTACGACCAACATAGTTCTTGAATTTACGTAGTTGGGCTAATTCTTCGCTTAATCCGGTAATATGCTGTCCGATCGGATCATAAGGATTACCACCGGCCTTGATATGTTCTGCTAGAGCACGGGCTCCATTTAAGTGCTTGTAAGGATAACGGAAACGTTCACCGTTTGAATTTTCAACCCAGATACCCTCGATATGCATTGTACGTCCAGCGGCAAGTTCTGTGTTAATTGGTTGACTGTGTTTTACTACTAATCGAGCTTCGCCTAGATCTTGATAACTCATGCGGCTTGTGCCATACATCTTGTTTTCCATCATAGATGATTTAGGAGCCATTGGTCCTTTAGGTTGCGGCTGTTGTTGAACAGGCTGTTGCATAACTGGTTCTTCCTTACGTTTTGATTGAAATTCATAGTCTCGTTTATCTAATTGATCTTTACCAATGTTTTGGATGTCAAAATTTAATAGTCGATCTTTAGCAAATGATCTTAATCCGCGAATAAATCTAAATATTCCTTCATTTTGTTTATTGGCTAGTTCTCCACTAGTTTGCACAATAATACCATCATCTTCATCTAGCGTGATAGTCACTGTTCCTAGCTTTTTACCAGCATTTTTATACTCAAATTCAAAAAATCTAGCCTTAGGTATATCTTGTTTTTTGCTCAGTACACCTGCATTTTCATCCCCAATTTTAATGTCATTAAAACGGGTGCTAATTTTTCCGTATAAATCTAAAGCAATTTTATCTAAATTAGTTTTCATGTTATATTTATCACATACCCGTCGATATGAATATAGGTAGCGGGGGTTCAAATTCTTGATCGGTAATCCAATCGCTGGTTACCCTAATGTGTTCAAAGACCTGTGGATCCCATTCCGCAAGCACTTGACTCATACGTATCAGCAAAAGTAAAGCCGCTACTAGATCATCGTGTTGGCCTTCTTTGGCTTTGAAGCTAGTTCCGCTGGCAATATAGGTTTTTAATTCGCTGATTAAAGGACGGCTGTTTAGAACACATTTTTCTTCCTCTATTAAGAATTTGACCTTAGCGCATGCGGCAATCTTAGTTCCGTGTGTAGTATTAAATCCTTTGCGGAATTTTTTAACGTGTCCTTTACGTGCAGGCTCGCTAAGAAAAACTCCCGGAAACGTTTCTTCTCCTAGATTATCTATTACTACTAAAGCACTTTCGCCTACTGTATTATTCTCTACACTCCAATATATATGATTAAAAGGCTCGCCGCCTATTTCATCTGCAATATATTTTAGTATGTCTCTTAGTATTTTTACCTGACCCTGGATAGGAGTGATATTGTGTTGCCATTCGGCTACCTGTATCATGCTAGGCATTTCGAAGACTTCTATCGCTCCAAAATCTCCGCCTGTTCCTAGACTAGGGTCAAATGCTACCAGATAAACTTTGCCCGACTCGGGTTTTTTCCACCAACGCACCTGACCCATTTTCCAGGCTGGTTCTCTACCGGCCATATCGATTAGTTTAAGACTACTAATTAGTGTTTCGTCATAGACTAAGAATTCGCAACCATACTCGCGACGGAAACGCTCTTCACCGATACGACCCATTTCAGTTTTCTTCCAGTTCTCATCGCGATCCGGATGTTCGTGCCATTCTGCACGGAATCCGTGGAATCCATTACGACCTATACCGTCGGTTCTTTCGTCACCGTACTCGTTAAATTTATCCTGGCTTTCTTTCCAGATTATAGCAAACTCGTCCTCGTCACTGTTAGGTGTTGAGGTAATAATTGCTCGTCCACCAGTTGCGAGTGTCGGGCTGATTGATGTCCAGAATTCTGTGGCAATATTTGGCTGTACGAAGGCAAACTCGTCGCAATAAAGGAGGGATATAGACATACCGCGGCCTGTGTTGCCAGTTGTTGTAGCAGATACAATTCTTGATCCGTTGTCAAATTCAATACTCCCCTTGTTATAGTTAACTACACCTGCTCGAACATATTCGTCACATAATTCGTATCCATAACGAATACGTTGCATAATTTCCTGTGAACCGGTGTATTTGTGCGCGGCTACTAGAATAGTTTGATCAGGATGGAACATGGCATACCATAACAGATATGCTGATGCACAAGTTGTCTTACCACTTTGACGTGGCAGCATATTAATATTAAAACGATAATCGTGATATGCGTTTAGTAGTCGTTCCTGGTATTCGTAAGGCTCAAATTTAACTTTACCTTTAACAGGATGCTGGATATGAAAGAAGTTTTTACTGAAGTAGTGATAACCAGTTGTGGGGTCAGCACAGGCTAGCAAGTCCTGAACCTGCTGTTCTGTAAACTTTTCTTTAGTGTGAGCCTTTTTTGTTAAGACCCCGTCGAGACTTTTTGCCATACATTATTTAATCAAAAAAATAGACTCCGAAGAGTCTATTTGGCACCTTGGACAGGGTGCTAACTGCGACGAAACTTAACCGTTTAATCTTTTGTTTAATGCTAGCATAGCATTTAATTCTTTACTTTCATTCATTTGTTCTGGTAAGGTTGGAGTATGGTGTTGTCCTAAACTTCCTCGAATATCATTTTTCATACGCTTTCTTCTATCAGCCGTAAGTTTTCCTTTTGAGTCGCCTTTACTAGAGATACTACCATACCCCCAGTTCTCAGGATCATTGTGATGCTTAGGTAAATTACTTCTAGTATCTAATGGATCCGTCCATACAGTATCTCTGTCAAATGTAGATCGTTTTTGACCTGGATCTTTTTTAGGTCTTTCTTTTATACCGTATCCGTAATCTATGCTGTCGTAATCATCACTGTCGCCTTTCTTTTGAGTAAACAGTTTACCTTTGTATTTAGGATCACGCCATTTAGCAGATTCTTCCATATCTTCATAATCTTTAGGATCATGTTCTTCATAGTGATAGTGCTCTAATGCCTCTTGACGACTCCAACCGTATTTTCGCATTAGGTGTCGAATCTTTTTCTCTTCGTCATCCTCGTGATGAGCGTTTTCTTTTACGTCTTTTTTAGACATTTTTTCACTTTCACGGCGAGCTTTGTCACTCATGTTAGTTACTTTACCCCGGCCATTTTTATCTTGGGCCTTGCGCCATGGAGTTTCTTCTTTCCACTTAATAACGTTGCCTTTTTCATCTTTTTCTTCTGTACGTTCTTCTTTAATAGCCTGATACATAGCAGATAAACGATTTACTAATGATTCATTATATGGATTTCCGCCGCCTTGCTTTTTATGCGGTTCCATAGAACCTTTGCTGTTCATGTCATCACCATGAAATGTAACGGCATCTATACCATGTGTATGATGAGTGTGGCCACCTTCAGCGGAATTACCCCAACCTTCTTTGTCATCGTCGATTACTTCAGACATGCGTTCTTCTTCTGCACCAAATAAAGGTTCTCCGTGACTATGATCTGGTTCATGATCTGAATGATGTGCAACACCACTTTCAATATCTCGCAGTATGCTCATTAGATCTTTTACACCACCAGGCCCCGATCCATTCAGACTAACGTTCATTGTAACCGTATCTGGTTGTTTAGGCTGATCTTGATGGCCCATCATGCCTGGTAATCCCATTGGCCCGCCGATAATTATGCCTTCCTTTTCTGCAGGACCATCGGTATGGACAGGAGCGACAGGAGCCCCTTCATCTATTCTTTTTAATTTAGTTAATAAGTCTTGTAGGTTCATTATCTACTCTCCATAGCTTTAGCGCCAATATCGTCTGGCCTTTTAGCAACAGGGCTACGATGAGCTTTTTCTACTGTGCTTTGTTTTTCTTTACGATATTCTTTAGCAAGTCCTGGAACACTTCTTGCTAGGATTTCATCGTTGAATCCTTTAACTTGGGTACCTTGATGACGTTCATGAGTAAGCGAACTAAGGAAGTTCATTTTATGTTTTTCGCCTACTAGGTCGCTGTTGTCGCTAGGCTCTTGCATAGTTCCACCTAACGCTTGGCCACTAAGTTTATCGTATTGATGATTGATCATCATTTCTTTTTCTTCTGCCATGCTTCTAACTTTAACAGAAGCATGCGATATATTCATAATTGCGCATAGCTTGTCCTGTATTTGCTTGCTAGTACACGGATAGTTTGTCGCAATATCATATACTGTCATATGAACATTTCTGTGCTCAGGAAATTCACTGTGGCGTTCTTGAATAGGAGTTCGTTTGCCAGCACTACAGCTAGAGATTTCAAACTCTCCTAAGGCTGCCTTGATTTTAGTGGCAACATCTGACTGATGCTCGCCTGCAATTTTTACTTTGAATTCGTAAACTTTTGTGCTTTCCGTTAAATATTCTTTGAATGATTTCATATTAGTTTCCCAGTATTGTATTTATTTCATATTCTTTAATTTTTCTAACAAGCTGTTGCGATCTGTAATAATAACACCGTCTCCTGGTATTGTTACGCCGTCATCTGTATTAGCATCTTGGTCTAATTTCTGTTTTTTCAGCTGTAGTTCAATCATTCTAAGTTTTTTATCTATCTTGGCACTTTTAGCGTCAACTGCATTTTTAAGCATGCTGGCCGCTACTTCAAATAAACGACTGCTATAACGTGCTTCCACATTCATGCCCAGATCCATAAGATCTTCATAGGCCTCTGTGGCTTTTTTAGCAAGATCGTCAAATTCACTATCACTAGCATCGCCTAGACCTTTTACAGGAGGCAGTGCGGCAGAAATTTTATCAAATTCGCTAATATCACGAAGCAACGGTGCTACATCGCGTTTTTGTTGTTTTTCATCTTCCTTTATAATTTTCTTACTTTCGGGAAGATTGAGTAGTTCTTCAAGTTTTTTTGTCATACAACTACTTATGCTTATGTTTGGCTGAATATATCATTTTCGTTAAGAATACGAAACTTAATGCCCTGTTGTCGACACCACGCATTTGCCGCTAACCATTTAGCTTGATTTTTTACATATTGAGCTTGATTATACTTGTTCTTGCCCACACGCTCTAAAATAGTTTGACTTGCCGGTTTAATTTCAATTAGTTCAGTCAACATACGATTATTTTTATCTACATACTGTATGAAAAAATCTGGAACATATACCGTTTGTTTTGCTGTTAGGGGATCTCTGTAAGGAATCTGGACTGCTTCGCTAGCCCACTTGACTACGCTTCTATTGTTGTCGCAAAAATTCATAAATGTTAGTTCCCAGCTTGAACGATACGTAGGCATTTTTGTCCCCACATATTTTTCAGGATGCTTCATTACAAATTTTCCACGGGCAAATTTAGTCATATTAGATTAAAATATTACGTGCTTCGTAGGTATTTGTTATAGGTTGAGTCCTATAGCCCAATAGACTAGTTTTATCTCTTGTACTGTTGAGTACTTGAGCTACTACTTGACTAAGCTGTACGTCTGTTAGACCTTTAAGTGTATCTAATAGACTAAAAACACTAACTTTTTCTGCGCGAGCCTGTCTTAATAATACAATAGCAACAGAGCTTGCTCCAGTAGTATCAAACCCTCTTTTAAGGAAAAATGCTGTAGTAGCATCCATTTCTCCTGCTGAAAAACTAATAGGTTGTTTTGTTAGATTATCAAAAAATGTTTTGACATTTCTGCCATTAATCGAAGATATAGGTAAATTACTAGAAGACATATTTTATAAACCCAAAGCACCACTCACTGCGTCGGCGGCAGAAGAAATTGCATCTCCTACTGCACCTGCGGCATCCGATATCGCTCCGCCTACTGCACCTGCGGCATCCGATATCGCTCCGCCTACACTAGACAATCCGCCTGATAAATCAATTCCACCAAGTCCGCCTATCGCACTTCCTAACAGGCCGGCACCTACACCGATTACACCAGCAACTCCTGCGGCCGCTCCTATAGTACCGCCAACAGTATCTAACGGACTGCTTGACTGCTGACTATTCTGATAAGTGTTTACTTGCGAAATGGCTTTAGATAATGCTCCTGCCGCCAAACCAGTTGTATCTATAGCTGTGACAAAACTTGCTCCACCTGCGGCATTATTGATTGCCGGTGTATCTCCTGCCGCAGTATTGGCCTGCAATGGGCTAAGAGTTGTATCGTAATGTGTAATTCCAAATCCTTCGGGACTGTCTGCGCTTACTGCTCCTACACTATAACTTACTGCTTCATAATTAACTTTCATGTCAAATGAATTTGGTTGATAGTCACTATAACTTAATTTATTATGGTTCCAGTTAGTGATAATCGGATTCCACAACTGATACATGACATATTCATGGCGTGCCATCTGGTAGATTTTAATGTAGTTAAAAAATGGTACTGTGCTACCTGCATCATACCCATAACTAGCAGGAATTGTACTGAAAGCCTGGGTGGCATTTCTTGAATAGGCTCCTGGAATAGTTGCAGTAGTTGGATCAGCATAGTAATAACTGTAATAGTTCTGCCAGACTTGATTAATTAATCCCATGTTGTCATCATGGAATGTTATACCAATTTCAGAAGGAATAGCCTTATATTGCACAACTTTTTTACGATTATACTGATTTAATACTTCTGTTTGTATTTGAAAATTTGGAAGGTCTGCACTCTTAACAAGCATATTGATCTCTTGGCCAAAGCTAGTCAATATCGCTGGGTTTTTTAGACAGGCAGGATTAATACCAAAAGCAACATGAAATAAAAATTTACTTTTTGGTGCAAGTCTAAATTGATCTATGGTGAATAATTTAGCCGCATGCTGTTGGTCGCGCAGTAGCTCGGGACCTCCACCAGGTCCTGTTTGATTTTCAGTAAGATAATTGTTAGGAGTGAACGCCATACTATTATTTATCGAAATAATAAACTACGCACTTAATGGACAATCATAATAAAACCCACTTGCGTGGGTTGTATTATTAAGATCCTAGCAAGTTTACGCCGCCTGGGAAATTCTGTACTGCTGTTGCTGATCCTAATGCATTTGTTGGGCCAACTTGTACTGCGTTGTCAAATTGTATGCTTAGGTCAATCATCACAGGACCTTGATCGCTGTATTTTAAGTCTTGATAGTTTGTGCTAACTAGATAGCAACCATAACACACCCATGTTTCTAATGCGGTTGGAGTACTGGTTCCGTTAGCGCCATCGAGAATCTCTATACGCATAGTGAACTTATAGTCACCTGCTGATGCCGCAGAGCTTTGCTCAAAGAAATCAAATTGTTTCTGATTCTGTTCGCCCACTAAAGTTGTAACTGCGTTGGTGACGTCATCACGCAACTTAATGCTGATTGGATCCCATGCTGGTTTGCCTGCATAGTGAACTACAGAGTTGTAAATTTCAATTTTCTGATCAGCAAACTTGACGCTAGGACGAGCCGCTTCTGAAACTTGTTTAGTTAATTCTACCGTACTGTTACCTGATCCAAAATTTTCAAAACTAACTCTAAAACGATATTTCAGTTTCGGCATTAGCATACCTTGTGAGGTAGCACTTTGGTCCGAAGCTAATGGTACTGTAAAATTTGATAGTGCCGCAATTGCCATAATGTTCTCCTAATTATTTTCCACCAAGGCCTTTGATGGCTCCAGTGTTTTCTAGACGCAATGGAATATAGATAAATTCAACTGCCTTCACTGGTTCAATGGCTATGTCAACATGCAGTTCACTTGCGTCAATTCTAGCCGGTGTATTGTTACTTGTATCGCATACAACCAAGAAATCATACAATGCACGTTGCGCTGTTAATTGTAATAACAATGCTTCAATTTGTTGTTTGATCTGATTACGTGTGATAGTATCATTTGGTTCAAAAATGTATGGTTTAGCTATCTTGTTCAATTGATAACGTAGATAAATTACTAAACGTGCAACATTAATACGATCTAAACTGCTAGCAACTAACTGACGTGTATACTGTCCGTATGCAACCAGACCTGTACCTGCAAGATATGTAATTGGATTTACATGTACGCCTGCTAGTGTATCACGTTGTCCTTGGTTAAGAGCAACTGTATAGAACTCCCCAGTGTTTACATCAACGTAACCAACTGAACTAGCATTTGTCACACCGCCACGACGTACACCAGCTGGTGCAAACCATGGATAAGAAACGTTGTCGCTTAGAGCGATTGTACGCAACATGATGTGACTTGGAGGAACTACAATATCATTACCTAATAAATCTTGTGAGTAACCCCATGGATAATATATTGCTGAGTAAGCATCTGTAAATATTAATCCGGTAGGACCGTCAACTGCCGCACCCTTTGTATTGTTACCCCAGTTGCTTAATGTAGTTGCGTCTGGAGTTAAGTGCGCTGGTGTATCATGCACTATAAATGCTGACAGACCGTTGTCATTGTTCAATCCAACAAGTGGACTTGCTACTTCTAAATAACCTGGGCAACTTAACAAGTTGAAAATAACTGTGTCTGGTTGACGAATATTTTGATTGCCTTCAATAGTAGCTGTAAGAGCTTGTACAACTACAGCACGTTGAGCGGCAGGACCGAAACGTCCAACACCAAACGTATCATTGGCAGCGGAAGAAACCCATGCATCTGGATAATAGTTAGTCATCAACTGACCTGCTCCGATTGGATATGTACCGCCATTGTATTGCAAATTGTAAGTTTGTGTATTCACATAACCAGAAACATAGTGTTTAACATTATAATCGCTACGACGTAGGTTAAACAATAGAGTGCCTTTTGGATAAAGTGCAGGACTTGGACAATCAAAGTCTACATAACTGCTTAGAAGTAAGCTAGCGATAGATGTAGGTGTTCCTGCACCAGTTTGTACGTTACTGTTAGAAGAATTATCTACCCAACGTGCATCAGCAAACACAATGCCACTTCCTGTTGTATGATCTTGGTTGTTTACTAATATCCACTTGGCTGTTACACTATTATACTTAAAGATTTGTGGAAAACTAGCTATAGTAGCTGTGTCAATCCATAGATCACCGTTGGCTAATGGAGTACCAGCAGCCTGCGTTGTAGGCTGTGTTGCACTTACGATTGGACCTGCTGGGTCAGTGTACAACTGACTACCACTTGCGTAGACTGCACTGTTAATAGCTTTAGCTTGTGTTGTCAAATAGCCGCGCCATACTTGACCATCATTAATCATAATGTCAAAATTAGCTAAACCACTGTTGTACCATAGTGTGCCATTTGCTGGGAATGTTGTTGGTGGTGTTGCACTTGCTGTAGCAATACCGTTACCTGTAGTTCCAATAGTGCTTGACCAGTTACTTGAGATATAAGTTGTTGAACTTGCGCCGCTAGCACCGTCAATCTTTGGAGCTGTGTAGTAGAAATTAGTTGTTGTTCCAGCAGTAAAGATCTTGCTTAATGGCGTTCCTGTACCATCTGTAAACACAATATCGCCACCAGCAAGGTGAGTAATTGTAATACTGTTATTGGAATTTACTGTAGCCATTATCAACGGATCACTTACTGCGGCTGTCAATGCAGTTAATAGTGTTGTAGCATCACTAGTAGCGGCTACGGCAGTGAATGATACTGTAAATTGTGTACCCAATGTAGCTGAACCAATTTGACTAGCTTGAACAGTAAATGTATAGCTACCTGCTGTGAATGTACTAGCACTGATCGCACTAGATGTTACACTTGTTGGTCCGATAGCACTGCGATAGTAGATCTTCCAATCTGCGTATTGTGGAGTTTGCTCATCGTCATTATATTTTACATATAGTGTATCAAGAGCTAGGTTTATACCACCACCTGTTGGATCCAGTGCTGCCAAAGCCGCATAGTTGCTAGAATATAAAGGAGCATTTTGTGTTTGCCAACTGCTGGTTGTTGAATTGTATTGCTGGATTTGCCAGCTTGAACCCAAATTAACTGCTGTTGTTTTAACCCATACAGATCCTGTAGGAGCACCGCTAGTTACAATACCACCTGTATAACCATAACTAGGAATACTAGTATGTGGACTCATTACAAACTGTGGACACTGATATGTAACTGATGACAAACCAACTTTAGCTACAGTTGTACCTGATAGCGTAATACTACCTGCTGGATTAGCGCCATTTGTAGTTGTACCGTTAGAATATAAATTCAAATAACCGTTAATTGCAGCCGCTGTAACACCAGTTGCTGAACCAGCAGTAATAGCAGTTGCTAAAGCTGAAACTGTTGAATAACCTGTGAATGTTGTTCCGTTAATAACTATACTATCGCCTGTTACTGTAACTGTGAATGATACTGGACTACCGCTAGTACCAACGTTACCTGTAACTGCTTGACTTAACACATAAACACCTGTACTACCAGTAGTACCGCTCGATTGACTAGCGATTGTAGTACCTGCTGTGATGCCGCCAGTTCCCGAAGTAAGCGTAGCACCAACTGTTATAGTACCTGTTGGAGTTGAAGTTACTGTTAGGGTTGTACCTGTAGCATATCCGTTAAATGTATAAACGCTACCTGCAATAAGAGTCGGGTTAGCTACCGTGCCTACTGCTGTTGCACGACTAGCAATCCAATTTGGAGTACCAACTTGAACCCATGTACCGGCTGGTGTACTGGTAAGTCCTTTTTTGTAGTACAACTTGTTAAGAGTCGTTAGTGCTACGACTGCATAATCACCTTGTTGTCCAAAACTTGGTAATGGAACATAGGTGCTAGAATTTACATAAGCTGAATTAGTAATAACTGATAGATTTCCGATTGAAGATTGTTCAATAAAGCTCTGTCCGTTAGTTGCTGTTGCTACGTTACCATTCCATTCAAATACACCGAACATAGTTGTTGCTGTGTTAAACCAGAATGTACCACCTGTTGGTGCGCCTGTTGGAATTGTCGGTGTTCCGATAAGTTGACTTGTATCTACGTTAGCACGTACAACGTATGCACGACTGCTTACTCCTAGGAAACTATAAGCGGCTTGTAGACCATATTCATTTAGTTCGCCTGCATTGTAAGGATTGTTTTCAGCGTCAGTTTGGAAATATGGAATACCAAAAGTATTGCCAAGATCCATTTGACTTGTTAATAAGTATACAGTTCCAGCATTAGCTGTTAGTGTGCCTGGAGCAATTCCTGTTCCAGATGAATTCATTTTGTTCGCTTGAGTAGCGACTATAATTAAGGGTACGGTTCCAGGAGCCGCCGGTGTATAGAACGATTCGTCTACTACTGTTACGCTTACGCCTGGGGAACTAAGTTGAGCCATATTGTAATCTCCATGAGTACATGTTTCTTAATGTATTTATGGCAATTTGAATAAATGCTAGGGTTATATACCCCTTAAAAGGCGCTGAAAAGGCTTAAATAAAATATGAGACCTCTATGTTCGTGCGGCAGACTACCTGTAGCAATTAACTATTATAAAAACAAAAAGCCCTACTATCGTAGCCAGTGTGGTGCTTGTTTACGGGGTGTAACTATGCCTCGATGGAAGTCAGCAGGTTATGCGATGAAATCATTATGTGATAAATGCGGTTATAAGTCACCGCATCAAGAAGTTTTTAATGTATTCCATGTAGATGGAGACTTAAACAACTGTAGGCATATTAATCTTAAGACGGTCTGTGCCAACTGTCAGAGAGTCCTACATAAAGAGGGCGTTCGATGGCGGCAGGGAGATCTAGTACCGGATCTATAAGTGTACGCACCTTGGCATATAGTTCATCTATGCTTCCGTCGTTGTCAAACACTTGATCAAAATCTGTTCCTACCCATGCAGTTTCCGAAGCGTGTATTTTTAGTTTATCCATGCGAGTCTTTGCCAACATCCAATTTATATGGTGATCGCCGGCATTCATGTCTACAGCATCTTGATACCAGTCGGGTTCTGGACCTCTTTTTACACGGATAACAATACCGCCCGCATCTCGTATTGATTTAATTTCGTTAGGAAATCTACAATCGCTGATAACAATGTCGTCTTTACTGTTACGTAGTTTATTTTCCAAGCTGGCAATCCAGATATCATCGTGGAATGCTTTGCGGCATACTTCTGTACCCCAGTATTGTAAGACCCAGCGTGGTGTGAGATTTGGCATGTCTAATCGTTCTGCCCACCATGGATCTACTTGTTCTCGCCATTCACGTGCTTGTTTAGTGCGGCCTTCCAACATGGTTCTGTCCCACCCAAAAACCATACTTACCGCATCTTTTAGAGAATTGGCAAAACTTTCTCTTCTAAATCCGTGAAAGTTAGTCAAATAATCAGCAATAGTATCTTTGCCCGAACCAATAAAACCGCATACGCCTATAATCATAAGAAACCCCGTAATGTAGTGCTAGTATATAACACTTTTATTACGGGGTCAATTAATTAATTACTCAATTATACTGGAACTTCTTCCCATTGTACTGAGTAAGCTGTACCTGATGAACCTGAAGCGGCACTTAGGTAAAATTCTGCGTATGCACCTGGTGGAAGAATCAATGAACCTTCCAAATCATAGTATGCACCACCAACTGAAGCTGCCTGAGCACCAACAATAGTGTGAACTACTGGAGTTGTACCACCAGTACTTGCCGCTGTACCAAAAGTTGCTACAGAGTAAGCAATACCTTGACCTTGTGCGTTTTGGCCGTTTACAAAAGCGTTACGTGTAGTAGCTAGTGTTGTGCTTGATGGAGGTTGTGTTGTAACACCAGTTGCTAGACCATATAGTGTAGCAGTTGGAGCAACAACGAATGCAAAACCTACTTTATTAATAACCAAGTTAACTGAGCTAGCTAATGGGTTGAATAATGCCAAACCTGTATAAGCTGAACCTAGTGCAATAATACCGTTTGAAGCTGTTTGTGCGGCTGTATTTGCAACAAACACGTTACGACGGTAAGTTGTTTCGTAATAACGACCATGTAGTTCGCTAACTACTAAATCGCCTAATTGTCCTTGACGGATTGCTGGGGTAGCGCCTGGCTGGTTTGAACCTGCTGGTGCGCCGACTTGTCCTTGAATTAACATTTATAAATCTCCTTAATTGATCGGGTTATTGTAGACGGAGTTCACATCTGTACGCAACCCGTCGATATCGTCATTAATATTTAGCCCTTGTGCTAAAATAATGTTCATTACACGTAGTTCTTGCAAGACTTGATCCATAGTTTCTTGCATTTTTTGAATCTGGCCGCCGTATTCTGCAACGTTGTTAGACTCATATCCCGGCGCTGTATCATAATAAACGTTAATTTTATCACTAGAATTTAGAGATGCTGTGCTAACAGCTAGTGTGATTACACTACCGTTAATGCTAGTAATACCTAATCCTGGAGCGCCAGCAATATACAATGGGGTATTAGCAGTAACATCGATTACAGCATATAATTTATCTAGATTAAAATTTCCTGGATAAGCGCTGAAATCCAGCGTGCCTACGCCTGCGGCACCTGGAGTTAATATTGGTTGAAATGGTAATAATTGTTTCATGTTTGTCCTTTATAGCGCCAACTGATAAGCTAATACTGTTGTTAGATTGGGTACGACCACTCCATTTTGCTTGATTGTACCTGCAAAATTGGTAGTGCTACCAGTGTTGCCTATATTTACTGTTCCAGTAACACCCGAAAATAAATTTACAGTTCCTGTGGTTACATTGGTTGTTACTGTTGCTGTTCCTGAACTAGTATTACCTAACACACTAAATGTACTGTTTCCAGTACTTTGTCCAACGTAATAAGTTACACCTGGAGCACCTTCGTTTATCGTAGTAGCCGCACCATATGCATTAATAGTTGTAGCACTGGTATTGAATATTGTAGCAGTACCTGTACTGGCAGTCGTTAAAGTTGGATTAGTAAAATTCAATACACCAGTAGTTGACAACTGCATCTGTTGACTACCACCATTATAGAAACTCAATGGTAAGTATGTACCAGAACCGTTAACACCTGATACTAACTGTACATCGGTAGTACCGTTAGTAGCAATTAAAATCTTGCTAGCATTAGTTAAATTACTACTGTTGGCAGCTTGCCAACTGGCTGCTGTAGCAGTGCCGTTTGGAACTACATATACGCCTGGATTAGCATTTGTCGTTTTTGTTGTGAATACCGTGCGACTATTAACTGTAGCATTGTCAAAATCACCAGCAATCTGTGTACTAGTAGCATAGGTCATGTTACCGTTAACGCTAGTAGAACCATTTAGTGTTGCAGTTCCAGTTACAGTTAAACCGTTGTTTACTGTAGTGGTACCTGTACTTGCACCTATGTTCAATGCTGTTGCCGCGCCACCAAAATTTATAGTTGTTGCTGTTGTGTTTAGTAAAGGTATAATTGTTTGATTTGTTGTAATACCAAGAGAGCTGTTAGCACCAATAGCACCAGTACTGTTGATAGAAGTTACAGTTTCGGTATTGGTTGTTGTAGTAGTTCCGTTAATTGTTAAATTACCTGAAACTGTTAGATCATTATTGATGGTTGTTACACCACCTCGGCTGTTACCACCGCCAGTGCTAGCACCAATACTGATAGTAGTTGCCGCGCCAAATGCATTTATAGTAGTAGCAGTTGTATTATATAAAGAAAACGTTGTGCTTGAAGTAGTAACACCAGTTGTTACTACCGGTGAAGATAATGTTGGACTTGAACCAAAACTAGTCAGGCTACTGCTAACTACAGTAGAATTTAATGTTGTACCACTTAAAGCGCCTGCATTGGCTGTGATTACTCCGGCTGATGCTGTAATACTTGTACCGTCTACTTTTACTGCGCCTATCTGTGAACTGGTAGCTTGAGCTAGACCAATAGTACCATTACTGTTCGTAATACCACTGGTAGCTACAGCGGGAATTAATACGCCTCCTAGCTGAGATGAACTGCTAGCTGTTAAGTAGAATGTTACTGCGGCTGTACCATTAAATGTACTAGATGTACTAGTTAATCCGTTACCGATAGTAAGAGAATACTGATCTGCTAAACTGATTGTAGCAGAGCCTCCTAACGCAACTGTAGTTCCGTTGATAGTCACTGAATTATTTGTCAGCGCACTATTTGGAATATTAGTTAAGGTATTGTTTGACCCGTTGATAGTTTTATTGGTAAGCGTATCTGTTGTAGAGCGGCCAACAAGTGTGTCTGTTGTTGTTGGCAATGTTAATAAACCGCTATTACTGATTGAAGAAATTATAGGTTGTGTCAGTGTTTTATTTGTCAACGTAGCTGTGTTGGTCAAACTGACAGCATCTGTAATTCCAAAACCAGCGATAGTTGTAGGTACACTTGTCAAAGCTGACCATGCTAGACTAGTAATGGGAATTGTGTAACTACTAGCACTACCGTCAAAACTCACACCGTTAATCAAGGTAGGAGTTGCTAATTTTGTAGCAGTAGTGGCTGTAGCTACTGTAGCAGTAATTGTTATATTGCTAGATCCATCAAAGCTCACACCGTTAATAGTTACCGGTGCCGCAAGTTTAGTTGCTGTGGCAGCATTTCCGCCTAAAACATAATTTTTTAATGTAAGAAGTGTAGTAGCTTCGCTGGTTGGAGTACCTGATACCGAAGCAGTGACCAGCATTAGATTTGCGTCTGCTAAACTGCTCGTGGTAGGTAGTGCGGAAAGTGTAGTGTATGATGGCATAGTGTATTTATTGCTTTTTGGTAATTATTAAGTACCTATAACCGTTTCTTTAGAATGGTTTACTTGTCGAAGTTGTTACTGAACCTGTATTAGTCACTGTATTAGTACCACTAGAATCTGTAGTTACACTTGCACCTAACATCAAATACTTGGTATTTGCTATACTTGTTAGCGGTGCATTTGGAACAGTAATACTGGTAAGAGTTGGATCGTAAACAAAAGATCCTACCACAGCTCTAAAATTTGTCATTTGTCCCGGCCAACTACGCACATAACTCATACCTATACGTGTTGTAGCCGCGGTATAATTAAGGGCATTTGTTTGGGCGGCACCTGCTCGTGTACCGTTAAGGAACAATGCTTCAGTTGTGCTGTTTCTTGTTAGGGCAAAGTGATACCAAGTGTTAGCTGTCATTGTTGGCGTAGTATAACTGACACTTCCGCCGCCACCGTTCTTGTCTGAGAATATTACAGTTGAACTACTTACGATTAAATTCATCATACCGTTACCGTCACCGGCGCTGGCATTGGCGCCAAACAAAGCATATTGATTGGTAAAGTCTGGCAATCGGAACCAACCTTCAACGGTGTAAGATCCGCCGCCTAATGTAAATCCTGTAGATAGATCTAACATACGTGTACCAGCAACTCCACCGGGAAAACTTAAACTACCAGCCAATGTGCTGCCACTAGATATTTTGTGGCTCATGTTGTGCATCATTATACCAGTCATTATGTTAATCCTGTTCCGTTTATAAACCAGCTTGTACTGGTAACTTTAACCGCAGTGGCCATACCATATGCGGCCAGTGTTCGGCTTCCTGTTGTACCAGTGCCGCCTAAATACATGGTGTCAGTTGTTATAGCAATGGTCACTGTTGCTCCTGATGCCGCAATAAAAGCAATAGTTGTCCCAATAGGAAATGCTACACTACTATTGGCAGGAATAGTTACAGTGCATGTTGCTGTTACATAGATATGTTTTCCAGCGTCGCCTATAACAATAGGGTATGCACTAGAAACACTATTTTGAGGCATGCCTAAATAACCAATACTGGAAGCTGTACTAGACGTAGTAGCTGTTGCGGCAAATCCTATTACAGACCCTGTAAATGTTGGACCGGACAATGGCGCATAAGTTGTACTGGCTGTGCTAGTTGTTAGATAACTGCTTAGTGATGAAGTTGTGGCATACGAAGTCAGTGTGCTGGTCAAGGTACTTGATGTCACATAGGATGTCAATGTGGTTGTCAATCCGCTTGGACTAACATAATCAGTACCAGCAGTTGCGGCGGTGAGAGCGTTTGCTCCATTGCCTTTTACTATGCCGCTGATAGTTCCAATAGGTGATTGATAGTCGGTACCTGCAACCGCAATTGATAGTGCGCCAGTAGAAGTTGTGCTTTTAACTATACCAGTAGCTAAGGCGCTAGTTCCTGCTGAATAATCTGTTCCGCTAGTGGCTGACACTACTGAAGTGCCATTGCCTTTTAATATTCCAGTAACACTAGATCCAAATGTCGGGTATCCCCATGTAATACTAGTACCGTTCCAATATAAACTTGTACCAGTTGTAGTAGGTGCAGATACAAATGCTGTAGTATTCAGTGCAGATTGATATGGTATCTGATTGGCACCGCCTTGCGCTAGATTGGTAGCATTTGTGCTAGTGCCAGTCAGCATAAATGTCTTGATTGTGCTTAATGGAACTTGTACACTAGTGGCTGTGCTCGATACAGTTGCTACCAGAGCGGTGGTTTCTGAACCGGTTAAACTTTGTCCAAGCGTAGGTAGATCTGTAAATTTTGTCATTGCTTATCCTATAACCATGGTCATTGGTATTCCACCAGCGGCATTGGTTTCTATTTCTTTTTCTAATTTTTCTATTGTTTCTTTGGCTTCTGTTATTAACGCAGTACCGTTTAACTGCATGCCACCCGAGCCTGGTCCAGCAATACTAGCAAATTTGCTTCGTGCTTGTCCTAGAATCTGTTTGCTAACTGCAAGGCTGTAATCACGTAACCATTGTTTAGCATAAGGATCTTGTAATAGCACCCAATCTGGACGGAAGTTGTAGCACTGCACTAGTATCTGCTCACCTTGTGCGAAAGGACGTTGTAGAATATTTAGAATATGTGTTGTTGGCTTCCACAAAAATTCTATGTAGGATCCAAACATACGCCCTACTAATTTTTGGTAACCGGCAAAAGCATCATATGTTGCTAATCCGCCCATCATTGATCCAGACATTAGATACGTATTTGTATATGCCAAGTTAAAGGGTTCAAACAAAGTACCACCAGCACCGATACCGCTACGACTGCCGATAGCACGACGGAATACTTGGCGAACTGTAATAACTTCATCGGGTAATCTGTATTCATTTTGATCCTGTATTAATTCTAAGAACATATAGCTTTCTTCTACACTGTTACTGCTACGCTGACGATAGTAGGTAAGAGCGCGATCTAGTGCTAGTTCCATATGTTGTGGATCTAATTCCACATCAACCATACCATCGCCTAGCATGAGTTTAATATATTCAAACACTGCATTACGCTCGATAGTGCTGTTTGATTGGGTTGTTGACGGTAAGGAATCGGCCATTTTTTGTTCTCCTACTATATTTAGCTGGCAACAGCTAACGATAAATATCATATGTCATATAATTGCAAAGTTATGTTAGGAGTTTAACGTGCCCAGACTCTCCCTATACAAACCAGAAAAAGGCAACGATTATTACTTTATTGATCGCCAAGCCAACGAAATGTTCACCCTGGGTGGAACAGATGTGTATCTGCACAAATATCTAGGTGCAAATACATCGGCCGAAAATGCCACTGCTGATCAGCCTAATTACGTCAGCAATCAGGTTGCTAACATTCAAGATTTGCTATTTTTAGAAAATCGAGACGGCACCTACGATACAACAATTTACAAATTACGCGGTATCTACAACGTACAGAATATTGATTTTAATATCAGTCAATTTGGACTGTTTATTGATAACGATACACTCTATATGACTGTGCATATCAATAATTTTATTAGACTAGTGGGTCGTAAACCTATTAGCGGAGATGTTATAGAACTGCCGCATCTACGAGAAAATTTTGCACTTAATGACTTATCAATTGGCCTGCCAAGATATTATGTTATTGAAGATGTAGGTCGTGCATCAGAAGGATTTAGCGTCACTTGGTATCCTCATTTGTATAGATTAAAAATTAAAAAAATAGTTGATAGCCAGAAATTTGCCAGTATCTTTAATCAGACGGCGCTGGATGCTAATGGAGATCCTACTAACTTGACTCTTAGAGATCTTCTGAGTACCTATAATAAAGAGTTGTCAATTAATAATCAAGTTGTTGCGCAGGCAGAAGCAGATGCTCCTAAAAGCGGTTACGAAACACGTCAATACTATACACTAGCGGTAGATCCTGCTACGGGTAAACCATTGCTTGAAACTACTGATACTGATAATGTATTGGCTAGCGATACCAGTGAACGAGCTAGCGGAGTAAATGCTGTTCCCCAGCGTAGTGGTTATACAGGATATCTCTTAGGAGATGGATTTCCTGTTAATGGCTACGAATTTGGATTTGGTATACAGTTTCCGGAAAATCCTGTAAACAACGATTTCTTCCTACGTGTAGATATGCTACCCAATCGACTCTACAGATATGAAAGCTCGGGTAGTATATGGGTGGCTGTTGAAGATTCAGTAAGGATGACCATGACTCAAACAGATACTAGAGCAACACAAAAAACTGGATTTATTAACAATGATAATTACACATATTTTGATGCAGTTACAGCTGATTATGTTACCCTAGCACAAGGTGCAACGACTGTACCTACGATTATTCCTCCCGGAACAGTTGGACTATATCTAGTATTAAAATACGAAGTGGCTATGCTACAATTCGTTGTAGCAGATAATCCAAACTTGCTAACTACATATCAATATGTTAATCCAGCCGGTATGACCAGTACTATGACCCAGATAAATTTGCCAGTTACTAACGGAGTACAAACTACAATTCCATATGCAGGTCAATGGACTGTAACATTCTATAATGATAGAATAAACGAGCGACAAAGTCTTAGCAAGGCACTTAAACCAAGGGCAGATCTATAATGGAATTTTTTTATGATGGTCAAGTAAGACGTTATATTACACAGACTATTCGCGTGTTCAGTAACTTTTTAGTGAAATACGGTGATGGTACGCTGGTTAGAATTCCTGTCATGTATGGCGATGTTGACAGGCAAGTAGCTAATATTATCGCTCAAAATAGCTCAGGCAATGCGGTAAGCAATGTTCCTAGGATTGCTGTATATGTAACTTCACTAGCCCTAGACCGAGATCGGTTAGCAGATGCTACCTACGTAGGCAAAGTTAATATTAGAGAGCGTGATGTAACTGGCGCAAGCTATAACAATGCACAGGGTCGACAATACACTGTAGAGAGATTAATGCCTACCCCATTCAAACTTACTATGAAAGTTGATATATGGAGTTCTAGCACCGAACAAAAACTACAGATCCTTGAACAGATATTAGTATTATTCAATCCCAGTTTAGAACTACAGACAAATGATAATTATCTTGATTGGACCAGTCTTACAGTTCTTAATCTTAATGACATAACATGGGACAGCAAAACAGTCCCGGTAGGAAACGATACACCCATTTCTATAGCTAGTCTAACAGTAGATACACCTATATGGATCAATCCTCCCGCCAAGGTCAAGCATCTCGGAGTTATTACAAAAATTATTACCAGCTTGTATGGATCATCTTCTACGACTGGAAACTATATAGAAGGACTAGGCAGTGATCCGTTAGCAGGCACTACATCTCTAACTGATTTTATCGACTTAACTGTTACTACTGTTGGGCAAAATAGCATTGAAGTATACGGAAACACGGTAATTCTACTAAATCCTCATGAAAGCGTATTACCTAACGAGCCTACTATGGATCCCGCTCCAACTCGCCAGGGTGCGCCTTTGAGTTGGTTACAGTTTTTTGCTAGCAGTGGCGGTAAATATGTAGCAGGTAGCAGTATGATTTATCTACTTCAACCTAATGGGTCTTATGTAGTGGGCACATTTGCTGTAAACCCTTTAGATGATACTAGTCTAACCGTAAGTTGGAATCCGGATACATTGACTACAAACACTGGTATCGATAGTGCAGGTATAATTGAAGGCGCAGTAGGATATAATGGAAATGGAAGTTATAGATCTAATAGTCCTGGTACGTTTGATGCTATAATTAATCCGTTAACATACGTTCCACAGAATGTAGTAGCAGGTACACGTTATCTTATTATTGAAGATATAGGTAATGTTAGCAATGTAACTCCTGCGGCGGCGTGGGGTAGCCTTGTAGCACATGCCAATGACATTATCGAATGGACCGGAACAGCATGGCATGTTATTTTCAATTCTAGTCAAGAAACTACTACAATGATGTGGCAAACTAATATATACACTGGAGTTCAGTACTTGTGGAATGGGGTTTCATGGGTCAAGAGCTACGAAGGTGAATATAGTCCGGACAAATGGAAAATAGTACTATAAAAGAACAAATAGTATGTAGCGGTGCATTATTTTATGCTAAATCTACAAGTCGTTTCTTACTACTACAAAAAGCTCATGGAAAACACGAAGGCACATGGGGACTAGTAGGAGGTACGAATGTTACAGGTGAAACACCTTGGCAGGGATTACAGCGCGAAATTCAAGAAGAAATTGGCTGTATTCCTGAAATAATCAAGACGATTCCTTTAGAAACATTTGTATCAAATGATCGCGTGTTTAACTTTCACACTTATCTTTGTGTCATAGAACAAGAATTTGTTCCTGTGCTTAGTGATGAACACTATGGATGGGCATGGGCTACTGTGGACCGCGCACCTAAACCTTTGCATCAAGGACTACGTAATAGTTTTAGTTCAAAGACTATTCGTACAAAACTTCAAACAGTCTTTGATGTAGTTGATTTAATGTAATGTAGGTTTGTCGTCACCAAATTGATCCATTCCGGCATCTTCCAACTCGTCTTCGATATCTTCAAGATCCTCATCACCTAGAGCTTCGGCAACATTTTCGGGCTCAAATGTTTTATGTCCGTCCGCTTCAGGATCTACTTCAAATGTGACAAATCGAATAAAATGAAAGAAAAAATCCTTTAATTCTTGAACGTCATCATCTGTAGCATCAGTTATGCCATTATATTCAATAAATTCACGAACTTTATTATCTAACAGTACAGATTTAACTTGTGGGAAAAACCAAGTGAAGTGTTTTTCATTTTTATAAATTACATGAACACCAACCTTTGCTAATTCTTCAGGGTCTTCGATTTTTTCTTCAGGTCCAAACCATTCAGCCGCCCAGGCTGTACTGAGGCCGCCTGCGTCGTCGGCTTCTTCTTTCCAATCTTCGATGGTAATATTATCGTTGTTCATGTATTCTCCAGTAGTGCAGTTATTTAATTCTATCTAAACTAAGTACATTACAAAACTGAAGGAACTGCTATGTTTTCAAGGATACAAGATTTAGATAGATACAAAGCTGATTGTACACGATTTACCTTAGGAATACAAGGACAATCGGGCGAAATTGCAGAAGAAGGTCAACAATTATTTGAAACTCTTAAATCTGCTGTTGTAGATTTTGATAATACCACTATGGGACTAATTAAAAAACAAGAAAGTGGAGCACATTTGGATCATGTTAGTGCGCAAGAATATGTACACCGAGCAAAAACCAATATGGAAACGTGGATGATGCGATATGCTCCTAACACTCACGTGGAAGTCTTGCCAGAAACGGCTAAATAATAGCAATAAGCGGAGATTCTCACATGGCTATTCAAACACAAACCGGTGCCAGCAATGCAAACGTTCTAGGAGCAGGTCTTCCTGTTGTGGGCGGGGACCAACAAGGCGCAAATTTAATCATAAGATCCAACAGCACACCAGTCAAGGGTGCGGTTATATTTGACGAACTTACACCAAGTTTTGGGCCCAATAGTGGTGCAATTCAGACTAACGGTGGTGTTGGTGTACTGAACAATGTAAGCGTAGGCGGGCAATTTATTAACATGCCCAACGGTTACAGTGTAAACAATGTTATGATTCCACCAGGTCAAGGTGGTGATTATAGAGGGTACTTTGGCCTAGTAGGTTGTGTATCAGGAACACAATCTGGTACTGTGGTTACAGTAACATTTGCTACTCAAACAGTACCTCCATTTTATATCGGTCAAACTGTTACAATAGCCGCTGCCGCTCCTTCCGCATATAATTCCCCATGGGTGGTTACCAGTTGCAGTACTAGTACTTTTACTTTCACAGCTAACGCAAGCTCTGTTGGTACTATGACCACACTAGGATATGCTTATGCAGTATTAGGCGGTGGTTCTACTAGCCCTGCTATAACTTTCCAGAATAATACAAATACTCAAACTTTACAAAATAACATTAACGATATTGCGTATGCAGTTGCTAATACCAACGTTCAAACATTTGTAATTACAGCAGTAACTACTGGTACAATAACTTTTGCCAACGGTACTGGTAATATTCCTCCATTTATTGTAGGACAATATTTCCTAGTTAGTAACTTAACTCCAACTGGTTACAACGGTTGGTGGCTATGTACTGCTAGTACAACTACTACAGTAAGTGCTACAATGGGCGGTTCAGGTGCAAGTGGCTTTGTTGCTGGTGCAGGAACTGTTAGTTGCGGATACGTGGTTGGCACTAGCATTATTAATCCTGGAAGCGGTTATACACAACCTCCACAGATTACATTTGCTGAACCCACTACAACTGCTAGTTCTTTGTGGTTTGCTAATATGCAGGGACAGCTTGCTCCTGCTGCCATTCCGCAAACTATTACATTAAACGGATTTACAACTATCGGTGCCGTAAGCACAGTAGTAACTCCTAGTATTACAAACATCAACGGTCAAACTGTTACTGTTTCATCGTCTAGCACTTTATATCCAGGACAACCAGTTCTAATCAGCGGCTTGACAGCTGGTCAAAGTGCTACAACAGGCATGTATAATCAATTATACTATGTAGTGGGCTATCCAGGTCCAGGTACAACAGTTAACCTTGCTATTAATCCAACCAACGCATTGTGGGGTATTATTATAACATTTACAGGCGGTAGTCAAAGTGTTTCAGCTACAATGACTAGTCAGATTACACAAGCTATGAGCAACGGTTTCGCTTACTTTGGTTGGAGTTCGATAGGATCAGGTACTCCATTTTTCCCAGGACAATTGATTAATATTTCTGGTACTAATGCTAACGGTAGTATTCCTAACTTCTACAACCAAACATGGCAGGTTTACTATGCTACAAACACCCAAGTATGGATCCAAACAACTTATACACAAAGTTTGAGTGCTAACCAAGGAACGATAACTACGCAAGGCACTAACGTGCCACAGATGTTTATCAGAGCTCCTCAGACCAGCAGTCCTTATGCAATCTACTACTATCAAGTAACTTATCCTGGTTATCTAAGCTCTACAGTGCCAAGTCATACATATGGTCTTCAGATCAACGGATCTGCCGGATTGTTGTATGTAGGACAAGTAGCACAAGGATATCCTGTTCTAGGCTATAGCGGTATAATTACCCAAGGTGCAGTACATCAAGTTGGCTGTGTAGTTAATATTGTCATTACTAATGCCGGTAGTGGTTACACTGGAGTAAGTGCTCCCGTAGTATTATTAAGCCGCCCAGATGTGCCAGGTGGCCGTCAAGCCCAGGCAATTTGTACAGTATCTAGTGGTGCAATTACTACAATACAAGTAACAGACCAAGGTTCCGGTTATTTGAATCCACCATCTGTTACATTTATATCAGCTGGTAGTACTGGAACAGGAGCTACAGCAGTTGCAGTGATTGGAAATCCTGGTGAAAAACCAATTGTAAGTTCTATGCCAATAGCTACAATACCGGCAAACACATACGTTCTAGACTTTGGTTTAACCGGACACAACGTGGTATTTTTGAATACAGGTACTAACTCTACAGTGTATTTTGATAACTTAGCTAACAGCGGTGGTACTCCATATTCTAAGGGATTTCCGTTAGGACGTAGAGTTATTATGTATGTTAAAAATACATCAGGCTCGTCAATCACAATTACATTTAGTAACTTGCTAAGTGCTAATGCCGGAAGTACTGGTAATGCTCCTGTAATTACAGCTAACCACATACTTAAAGCAGAATTTATTGTTCTAAGTCAGGGTAATTCATTTAATCAATCTGGTGCTAGTTATGCTGGTGGAAGTGTTAATGATGTGTATGCTACATTTACACTAACCTAATATCAATAAACTAAACAAAAACCCGCCTTAGGCGGGTTTTTTGTTGACTTAAATTTACTTTGGTATAGATCGTAGAGTCACAAAAAAAGCACCTTGCGGTGCTTTTCTTGTATAAGCGTAGTATTACGCTTGTGCTTCTGTCCATGAAATACGACTGAAGATCTGGTTAGCATACTGAGTGCTTAGGTTAGTAGCAAACACAGTGATAACGTCTGGACCGTCTGGGAACACGCCGTCACCACCATATACGCTGTTACCTAGATCCTTAACAACTGTTAAGTCTGCGCTAGTATCAGTAAAGAATGTACCACCTGATGCGTTAGCGTAGAAAGCAACAACAATATCACCACCAGTTACGATATCACTTGGGTTGTGATAGATAACCTGACTTAATGAACCTGAACCAACAACGTTAGCTGTCCATAGTGCAGGAGTAAACACTGTACTTGCACAGTTATACTTGACTGTTACCAAGAATGGTCCAGCGTTGAATACGTCCATCTGATACAAGTTTGCCTGCATACGCATAATAATATCACGTACACCAAAGTTACGAGCAAAACCGTTTGAAGCACTTGGGCTAACACGGATACTAATCAACGGACTAGTCTGGTTAGGCTGTACAACTGCGGCTGTTGAACGTGGTGTAGTAAACACGTATGATTTATCGCTATCGTAACGTCCGTCCATAATACATGAAACACCCCAGTGTTGTACGTTTGGAGCCAACATTATTGTTGTGTTCCATACGTTTGACAATGGATTACCTGAGTTATTGTAGTTATAGTGAACGCTTGCTGTTGAAATACCACGGTTAACAATGTTAATCACCATCGATCCACTGCTAGTTGCTAGTGTATCAACATAGATTGTTGTACCGCTGAAACCAATAATACGAACGTTTAGATATCCAAAGTTAGTTACACCTTGTATAACCATACCAATAGCAATATTACTGGTATAACCAGCTGTTACGTTGGTAATTTGGTTTGTACCGATTAGTGTAGTACCCGAAACTGCGTTACCTGTGTTGATATAGCTAACTGCTGTCGATTCACGGAATGCACCAGTTAGTTGGTTAGCACCAATAATAACTGTAGGAGCACTAGTATATCCATAACCACCGTTAGTTACTACTACGCTTGTTACAGAACCGTTAACTACGATTGCCTTAGCAATACAACCTGCTCCACCACCACCAGCGATTGTTACTGGAGGGCTACTTGTGTAACCAAGTCCACCGCTAGTAATAGCTATCGATTGTACAGAACCGTTTGCAACAGATACTGTACCAACTGTAGCTACTGCTGTCAGACCGTTTACGCCGGTTGCCCAAGGAGCCGCAGTACTTTGAGCACCGTATGGATAAGCGATGTTCTGAGTCACAGCATCTGGATTTCCAGTTGTAGACTGTGTAGTAGTTGCGGCAACGCCTGTGTAGTAGAAAATCTCACCGTCGATATTAACTTCACCATGAGTTGATTGGTTCAACGCTTGTGTACTTGGAATAAAGAAACGACTTGCATCATACACGTTGATAGTTCCAAATGTTGGACTTGCGCTCATCACATAACCAGTTGCATTGATTTGAGTTGTTAATGGGCTACGAGCACCTGTATTAACAACTTCAAAACGACCTGGTAGGTTACCTGAGCGTTGGAAGGCCAAGTATTCACGGTTACCGTGTTGTACTTTGTGTGCATATTGAATGTCACCGTTGATTGTACGAGCACCCCAACGGATGAAACCTGCTCCATACCAGCTGTAGTCGATATAGATCATCTGGATCTTTGTAAGATCCATGTTAAATCCTGAAGGACCTGTACCGTCGAATGAATCTAGGTTAAATTGGTATTGTGGAACACGTAGTTCACGCACATGATATTTCTTAACAGCAACATCTTCACCAAACATCTTAGTAGTACCGTACACACTGATCACAGTTGATGCAGATACAGTTGCGGCTGTTTGATATGTTAGTGTAGTTGATGTAATAGCAGTAACTGGCCACATACCGTTAGCGTTGGTTGATGTTGCGCCTGTTACAAATATACGTGAGCCAAACACGATGTTTACGCCTGAGCTAATACCGCTACCTGTTAGACCTTGTGTAGTAGTAAACGGTGTATACAACTGGACTACGTTAGTGCTTGTATTAATTCCAATAACAAACGTGTTAATTGGAATGTTAGTATTGGCTGTTGTAGTTACAAAGCTACCAATCTGGATGCCGTTAACGTTGTTCATTGTTAAGAATGTACTACTTGCTGAACTTGAACTGCTTGTCTGGATTGTAATCGCATACAAACTCAAGTTAGGAGCAAATGTCAATGTAGTACTATTAGACACAGAAGTTGTAATACCTGTGTTAAGAATAACACCTGTACCTGCCGCTGCCAAACCAGCAACAACCGCGTTTCCTGGAACACCAGTACCAGTAATGGTCATACCAGGACTAATACCATATGTTGTGTTTAGAGCGATAACGTTGGTAGTTGTTGTGTATAAGCTAGCCGCTGTATAACCTGGAACAGTACCAATTAACAATGTAGTGGTAGTTGTTGTTGCAGTCAACCCTTGGTTGATGTACAACTGGATAGTAATTGTTGCGCCTGAGCTGTTGGCTGTGTTAGTGAATGAACTTACCTGTGTACCGTTTGGAACAATACCTTGTGCCATTGTACCGGCGATAACGTTCATACCAGATGCTGGACTGTAGAAGAAGTCGATTGTACTACCACTTGCTACACCACTTAGCATACCCTGTGTCAATGGAATTACTGTTGCGCTTGAGCCTGGAATATAAGTTGAGCTGACAAAAGTTCCGCTAGGTGTTGAACCAGCCGCTGTACAAATAACCAACATACCTGGAACAATCGCACCGCTGTTAGTACTTGTAACTGTTACAGAAGTTGCGTTAGCTAAAGCAGATGCACTTAATGTAGTACTCCAAGTTCTTGAAATTGTACCTGCGATCTGATATGCACCTGCTACACCGATACCGCCTGTACCAGCTGTACCTGTACCAGCTAGAGCTGTAAAGGTAATCTGCTGTGTTGTAGCATTTGTGCTGATTGTTACAGTTTGTGTAGTGCTAGCACCGCCAGTGATATATGCGATTGGAATACCTGCTGTACCTGAAGCAACAGCTGGACTTGCCGCGCGATATGCTGGAGCAATATGAACTACGTTATCGTTTACTACTTGGCTGATTTCATAAACTTGTCCACGGATAATAACTTTATCACCAGCTTGCACTTGACGTGTAAACAGTGAGCCTGTACCGATAACGATAGTTGATCCTGTACATACGTTAGTTGTACCGCGCATAACAGTAGTACCGTTACGACGTACAGCATTTAACAAAGTACCGTCAAATTCATAGAAGAAACCGTTCATGTCGTCAAATAATCCGCAACGAACTGAACCACCTTTAGCATCTGCTGTTTCAACAGTAGCAATACCAATACCTGGGGTTTGATCAACGATTGTACCTGAATATTGAACAGCAAATGTTTTGCTGGTTAAGTTTACAATAGGACTAACCGAGAAAGTGTTGTTGTAGATCGATAGATCTGCTGCCACACTTGATGCGATATTACGTAGGTTAACGTAAGCGCCTGTTTTTAATCCATGGTCTTGATCAGTTGTAATATTCATTATACCAGCACTTGGGAATGAAATACCAACGATATCCATGTTTGGTTTGAATGTACTACTTGTTGAGTACTGAATACCTTTACCAGCTTGGTAACGGAAATAACGACGTGTTTGACGCAGTGATTGAGCACCTGGAACAGCATTACCACCAAAAATACCAATGCCACCGTCAGCTGAACGTTGTATCTGATAACCTTCTGGACGAGCATAAACAACTGTGGTATTTTGTAGAGTACTTGAACCAGACTGGCTAGCTGAAATACCTGAACCTGGTACTTGATATGTAAAGCTGTATGGTGAAGGAACAGAAGCAACGTACTGTGGGCCGTTACCTGCTGTTAATACCATGTTACCTACATAGACTGGAGCACCTGTTACCAAATTGTGATTACTATAAGTTGTTACAGTAACAATGTGACCTGTTGAGTCTGTTGAAATACCGCTGATTGGAATAATAGATCCTAGTCCATAACCTGCCGCATAATAACCGCCTACAAATAAACTTGTAGAAGATTTCTGTAATTGGTTTTGACTAAATTGTTGGTTAACTTTAGGGAAGTAGCTGAAAGCACCTTGTGCTTGGTTGATATAAGCTACAACGAAAGTACCATCACAGTAGGGTTCGTTTTGTGTATCTTGTGCTAGCACTGGCTGACCAGCTGTTAAGTTAACACCGCTTGATGTTAAGTTACTAGATACTTGGAATGCCGCATAAGTTGGGTTTGCTGTTGTTCCGTTTACATTACCAAAGATGATCTGTTGAACAGTTTGGTTACCACTTAGACCGCCTGGCACACCGGTGACCGTAACGCTGGTTGTACTTGCGGCTGTAATAGCATAACGGAAACTTGAAAAGTTTGTTGTTGCATTACCTGCATCAACGACATACACATATGAACCAATGAATGGAACTGATGGCAATGTCATACCGGTAATTGTACCTGAACCGCCTGAACAGTTAATAACTGCGGCAGCACCTGTAAGACTGAAACCTGCACCACCTAAGTAAGCTGCCAATACCGAGTTGCTGGTACTTGTATATACCGAAGCGTTCCAGTTTTGTGATTGGAAGAATTCCCACTTGGTTGGTTGGAATGAATATTCAAAGTCTGTATCAATCAAACTCTGAGGAGTTGTTGTACGTAGTTTGTTAGTTGGATCTAACTGAGTTTCTGCAGGAGTAAAACGCTCCTCATACTCGTCAATCATGATTTGTAGTTTGTCAGTTGCGCTGAATACGGCTGTATTGGTATTATACGCTAGAGTGATAGTTGTTGTACCACCTGCTGATCCCCAGTATGTTTGTCCAGCTGTTGCTACATAACTGGTTGCAGTTAGTGTGCTATCTGAAAAGTTGTAAAGAACAATGTTCTTTGTGACATCAGTAATCAGAATCAATCTTTCTCTAGGTATATATCGTGGAATTACGATAGTGGCAGTAGAAGGAGTGAATGTGTATGCTGTGTCGACTAGTATTTTTCTTGCCATTTTGTTATTTCTCCAATTTTTTGGGCTTAGGTTCCTGTTGCTATATCTAATGCATTAAACGGATAAGTTGTGTATACTGGGTTAGTAACATTACCTATCATTACGGTTGCATTAATTACATCTCCGTATTGCGGTGGGCTCATAAAAACAATACTACCTGCGGTTACTGTGTAATCGCCATAGCGTGTATATGTATTCCACACTGGTCCACTCTTATTTAGCCAAGGTTGTTGATATACACCATTTTTATACATCAAAACTTGGATTGGGTAATTTACGGTCACCGCATTTCCGTTGTTAGTTGGTGTAAACAGTGTATTACCACCGTTAATAGTGTTTGTACTGACTAAATTTGACCCTGCCAACGAAATATTATACGTTGATGGTCTGGTCCAACTGTCTAACTGTGTGATGTTTGGTAGGACTGCACTTAGGCTAGTCCATGTAGGCGCTGTAGCAGATCCGGTGCTGGCTAGCACTTGACCAGCTGTACCTGCTGTAGGTGCGCCAGTAATCGATCCTGCAACCGCTTGGTTTCCGTATTGTCCAACTAGAGCAAAAGAAACTGTGCTATTAGTTGCTACAGTAACTTGCCATGTGCCGTTATAAATTCCAGTTACTGCACCAAGAGCTTGTGTTCCTGCTATAGTGATATAAGTTCCTACTGCATAAGGTACAGTTGTCTGTACCACAGTGAATGTTGCTGGGCTTCCTGAACTTCCTACAGTTGCCGCTATATTCAACAAATATGTTCCTATACCACCATTGGTACCGCCTTGCTGGCTAATAATTATAGTACCAGCTGTAAGTCCAGCGGTATTTGAACTGATCTGATATCCCAGTGTGATTGGAATATTTGGAGCTGTTGTGACTGTCAATGTAACTTGTGTACCTGTCATAGATACAGGGCTAACTGATGAACCAACAGTAGCTGATGCACTTAGGGTATATGTACCTTGTCCGCCTAAACCACTACCATATGAGCTAATGTATGTGCCGCTTGGTATTCCTGCTGTACCTGAAGTAATTACATAGCCAATACTTAAATTAGTTGTTGGATTTGAAGTTACTGTAAGGGTGCTACCAACTATGTAACCGTTAAATGTAGATGTAATTGAACTAGATACATATCCATTAAATGATGCGCTGTTAAATGTAACTGTGGCTACATAGCCAGTTGTTGTAATTGATTGAGTAGCATAAGTTGTTGTGCTGACCGACAATGGGCCATTAAGTGTAACTGCTCCTGCCGCCGCCGTAGTTACTTGAACTGCGTTAGTTGTTAATAATCCTTTACTGGTCAAACTAGCAACTAGTTGAGGACTATTAAATGTACCAGTGCTATCAGTCATTTTCCAACTGAACTGACCGTTGCTTGGACTTGAACCGCTTGGTGCGCTGGTTACAACAAATGCTTGGCTACCAACTAGTGCTGATTGACTGTTTTGATACGAAAAGAAATCGATATTACCAACAGTGTCGCCTAGTTGTGCGTTTAGTGGTACAGTAGGAGTACCACGAGCACTCTTAAATGCTATGCTACTGTTAGCCGCTGTACCTGCTCCTAAATTCCACGATTGAAATTCTGCTGAATAACCGCTGGCATCAGTACTAACTGTGAATAAATTATTAGCAACAACACTACCTGTTGGCACTGTTAGACTTACTGAACCTGCGCTACTGCCTCCGCCTTGCACAGGAGGATTTGCAACTACAGTAGATGCTGTTCCTGTTGCACCTACTAGTAATCCTACTAGTGTACCAACGCTAGTTAAACTTGAGCTAACTACTGCTGAATTAATTGTTGTACCAGTTAGTGTATTAGCTGCCGCAGTAATTGTGCTAGTACCACCTAATGTAAGTGTTGAGCCATTGACTGTTATTGTACTATTAGCCAACATTGAATTAGTAACACCGCCGCCTGCTAATACTGATTGTAGATTACTTAAGGTAGCATACTTGTTTGCGCCTGTTCCTTGAGCAATGTTATCTGTTGTAAGAACAATGTTTCCTGTCTGGCCGTTAACTTGGTTTACTGCTTGTGTAAATGTAAATACGCCGTGAGTTGGATCGTAAGTTAAAGCGCCGCTAGGACTTGAAACAACACTAAGACTGTTAAGAACTGTATTGCTGGTCAAATAACCAACGTCGTTAGTGAATGCACTTAGGACTGTTGGAGCTGTATAACTGAATACCCCAGTTGTGCTATTATAAGAAATACTACCTGTAGCACTTACTGAACTTCTTGCACGGGCTGTAGTAAAATATAAATTACTACCTTCAGTAATTGTACTTGTTGTTACACCAACAAAACTTACTGCGCTTACTGCTGTCTGTACGAAAGCAGTAGTAGCTATCTGTGTTGTATTAGTACCACTAGTTGCTGTAGGAGCTGTAGGAGTACCGGTGAACGCAGGACTAGTTAGCGGTGCCTGTGGCCATCCGCCAACAGTTGTACCATCATGTACAATCAGCGAATTTGTTGTTGTGTTTACAATTACTTCGCCAGCCGCTCCTGTGAAAGTACTATTGTCTGTTGTAGAACCTCTACGCAGTTGAAGTGTGGTTTTTGACATTGTCTTTTCCTATTATTATTAATCGCCGACTAAGCTGTGCATTGTATATCTTGGTAGTGTATAGTTATTGCTGGTACTAGTAATCTGTCTGAATCTCCACAACCAATTCAGTTGTCCTTGCACACTATTTGTACTTCCAATACTACTTGCACTACCTGGAGTTGTTCCGTCACCTCCGCAGAATAACACTTGTCCATCGTCCGTCATAAACGCCGATATGTCATTACCGCCCTGTAGTCCAAATCCCATGATAGCATTAATACGTGTATTACTTGGTGTACGTAACGGCCAATAATGATATTGTCCGCCTGTTTCAGGATCTTGTGTAGGATCATTAACAGCTACAGCTATCGATTTACCTGCATAACCTAAGCTCAAACTACCATAGTTATTATAACCTTGTCCCCAGACACGACCATTTTCGTCCAGCATAACTATAGTGAAATAGCCCTGATTTCCTGAACCTATGTAGCCTGCTTCATTGTTTGTGATGGCTACAACGTTTCTTGGGCCGCGAATTAATGTCCACGGGCCAGTTACACCAGTTCCGCCTGTCGTGTAAGCATTAGTCTGACTGCTGATAGTATTATAGGTATTATCTCCCATACCGTATGTTAATCCTGTATCTTTTTCACGAATAAACACATTATTAGAATATGTATCACCACCGATTATCCAGAAGTTATCAACCTGTTTAATATTATAATTGGTAGTCATATATTTGGTGAATCTATTAACTACCTGTCCTTGAGTGCTTGTCTGGCTACCAGCTGGAGTATAGAATGGTTCTGTTGGGCTTTGTCCGATAGGAAATACACCTGCTCCAAATAAGCTACCATCATTAGTTAAGATCATTACAAATCTCTGTAACGGTGTATTAGGCGTAGTTTGACTATGAGCAAAACTCATTTTCTTGATACCACCGTATTTTCTAAAGTCAAATGGTACACGAGTAGGTAGCAAACGTTGGTTACCATATGTTAAACCATACTGACCGCCCATACCAAGTTCGCCTGAATAATCAGTGCCCCATCCCCATAACTCGCCGTCTTCGTCTAGTGCCAGGCATGATCCATAGTCACCACCAAAGCATATAAAATCGACTATTTTCTTATTGTCAAAATAAGATGCTGGAATACGTATCGGTGAAGTCTGGCTTACACCCGACGTACCGGTACTGTTAGGATTCGTTGTTGCGTTAGTACTACCTAGACCTAATTGACTGTAAATGTTGTTGCCCCAAGCCCACATACTGCCATCATTACCAATAGCAAACCACGAAGGATCAATAGAACCACTACCCGGATACTGCATACCAACTGTGGTAGCATCTACCTTTATAATTTTAGTTTGGTTAAAACTACGTGGCCATGTTTCGCCTATCCAGCCAGTAGTACCTAAGTTTGTTACACGAGTTGTACAGTTATATTGGCTAGTGCTTCCGTTTCCTGCCATTCCGTTACTGTTGTTATATCCCGAATAATAAACTTCTCCGTTGTTAAACACCCAGCAACTCGAATTGTATGTGCGTACCCACTGGATGCATCTTGGACTTAGTCCGTCTGGAGTAGGTAACCAGGCATTGGCTAATACACCTAAACCAAGACCTGTTTGGTTATCAGTTGAACGTAACCAATCTACAAATGTAAAACTACTAGCTTGCCAACTTGCTACCCAATCTCTAACGCCACGCCCAGCAGTATTAAGGCTAGTCGCAGGTCCTGGGGAATAATTAAATCCACAACTGTAAGGAACACCATCTGCTCCGATGTATTGTACACTATTACCGTCTGATATTGTTGGATTTGGATAATCACCATTATTACGTGTCCAACCTAGAGGTTGGTGATTTGGAAATACCGCACCGTACAAACGACGTGAATCTCTGTTAGGGTTTGTAAATATGCGAACCCAATATGTAGGATCTTCGGGATGTGTGTTACGCACAGGAGCAAAGTTAATATTAACTGTTGGAGCTGTCTGATAACCTATTCCTGGGTTTGTTATAACAATGTTAACCACTGAGCCGTTGGCCACTGTAGCATAACCAGACGCACCAAAACTACCACGCATGCTATCAAATCCAAATGTTATTAGTGGAGCTTGGCTATAACCAATACCACCATTAGTAACTGTAACTGATACAATACTACCTTGACCGTTTATTGTAGCAGTAGCAGTTGCTCCAGAACCCGGAGTACCGGTATACATAAACAAATCGCCGCCGTAACGCACAACATCGCCATATGTATATACTTTGTGAGGACCCCAACCGCGCTTGAATTGATTACCACGAACAATTAGACGCCAGTATTGAGTTTCCAGATCAGGACGCTTGTCTGCAAAATAAATTTCAGGTGTACCTGTAAAATAACTTTGTGTATCTACCTGTTTGTCCATGGCGATTTTCCACTCGTCTGGAATGTTTTGTAAACAGACATAAGCGGCGTTATTGTATTGAACAATATCATTCTTAAGATACAATGTGCTTGATTGCCACTGACCTCTATAGTTAAACTTAAATTCTGAGACTGTTATTGCCATGGTTTTCTATCCTGTTAAAATCCTAGATTACTTAGGTAATCATCATGTTCTTTTTTAAGAGCTGTTAGTATATCTATAGTATATTTATCGCCAACTGCTAAGTTAGTTAATACGGTAAACAAATCCATAGGTAGCTTTTCTTTTATATCCTGTGTTTCTTGTTTGATGACCCATAGTTGATTTTTAATTAAATTCAAATATTGGGCATCTTCTACATTATCTCGATCATATACACGAACTTGAAAACGTTCATCGTTATCAGCTAAGGCTACAACAGTAGGGTCAAAACTGTAAAAGGCTTTATTATCAGCTTCCCCTAAAAATTTATAGCTAACATCAAGGATATATCCTTCCAGATGTTCTGGTTCGATATATCCTTCCAATGCTCCTGTAATATGACTTAGTATTTTCATATTATCTTGCGTATTGAATACAAACCGGTGTAAACACTCCACGACCTGTACCAGCCGCAGTACCATTCGCAGTTGGGCTGTAACCGATAAAACTACCATCTAGTCCTGGACTTTGATTACCACTACCGTATGTACAACCCCATGCATACACTTGTCCAATATCGGTTAAGGCAAACATGCCGTGTTGAATGTTAATTGTAGAGCCGTCTGATGTGCCGCCACCTGCTGGTATAATTTGTATCGGTTTAGTACCTGGAAAGGAGTAAGTAACTACCGGACTATAAGTACTACCAGTTTCATCCACCGGATTGGTACCACCCGAACCACTGGCAATTCCTGGATTACCTAGTTCTCCGTAAATGTTATAACCTTGACTAAACACTTTACCGCTGGCTGTTAACCAGGTAATAGTTCTGTTGGTGCCGGCGACATCGACATGCATGTAGATGTCTATAATATTAACAAGTCCAACACTACTACCAATTGAGCTAGATAAAGGATTTACACCATTGGTCACAAGAATAGAAGTTGCAGGTTGTTGACTGACTGTGCCATAGCCGTAGACATTATTTCCGGTAGTACCGCCGCTTGGGTTTGAACCTGCTCCGCAAACATAGGTAGCGCCTGTTACTGTTTTAATAAAATTCAAATAATACCCAGTGCTTTCACCTGACCATACTAACCAGAAGTTATTGATAGATCCTGCTACACCGACACCTGCTGAAGATTTAGTTAGGGTAGTTCTAGAAGCAACAGTTGCACTATTGCCGGCTGCACCATAGTTATCATAACCAGTTTGCCATAAAGAGCCGTTACCATCTAAAATCATAAATGTTGCATAAGAACCAGCACCTGCGGCCTGCCATTTCTGAATACCGTTATTGGCACTTGGAGTCCAAGAAGCTGTGCTCATCTGAACTGGACGATAACGTGTTGTTGTATCGCCTGTACCTAATTGGCTTACACCATTGTATCCCCATGCATAGATGTTACCTTGAGCTGTACGAGCATAACTACAACCACTACCAGTGGTTCCCATGGCAAGAATATCTACTACACGTTCGTTGTTAAAGAAAATGCGTGGTAAACGTTGTGCAGTTGCTAGATATGTAGCTGAGTTATTGGCTGTATTGGTGTTACTGCCTACACCGCATTGTCCAACATCGTTCTGACCCCATGCCCATACATAACCATATTCATCTAGTGCTAAAACATGATGGTTATCTGTACCTCTTATACCATATGGTGCTGAAATTTTTACAATACGAGTATCATTTAATCCTTGTACACGACGTGGCAGTCCTGAACTTATAGTATCACCCGTTCCTAAATATCCGTTAGAATTAGCACCGTTGCCCCATACTTCCCCATTGTTAAACAAGTAGTGAGCCCAGTTTATTCCCGCTTCAATTTGTATACATTTTGGCGGCATACCGTCTGGAGTAACTAAACGTCCTGGTCCGCCGTTATCTCTACTTTGCCACCAATCTATATGATTAAATGTGACTTCCTGCGGATGTGTAAAGGCTGCTCCAGTGGATCCGCCTGTACCGCCGTTACCTGATTGACTGTTTGATACACCATGATTATAATTATAACCACAACCATGATTGTAAACACGGCCGCTACGACTGATCCATTTCATTGCTTGATAGTGTTCGCCTTGCCCTTGATTGCCGTTAGGATAAGGCCAACCGATCGGTCCTTTATTCATCAACCAGCCAATTGAGTTGTGTTCACTTCTGCGATCGCCGTTTACCAACAACATCCAAGGTGCGGTTACTGTATTTGTTCCAGTACCAGTTCCTATGTTGGGTGAGCCCGGAAATATATTAATATTATCTGCTAGTGCTAGATATGTTGCACCTTGATATTCTACGATATTGTTATAGTAGTACTGTGTACCGGAACTCCATGTACCAATAAATTGATAACCAGTAGTTAATTGATCCCAATATTGATAACCCCTCCATGCTGGAGAAACAGTCAATACTGGTTTAGGACTTAAACTAGCTCCACCAAATCCAGTATCATTTGCGGAATAATAGTATAGCGATCCTACAAATCCACTGGATAACACTACATCTAACGAACCATCGATACCAGGTGTTCCTGAATATTGATAAGTGTAACCTGCGTTATTTGAACTTAATTCAACACCGCCTGATCCATAAATACCGTCTGGAGTTGTTGATAGTGCAAATCTATGACTCACATTACTTGAATCTTTCTGGAAGAATTTGTAGTGAACGTTAGCATATAAAGTCAAATTAGGTGTTTGGCGTCCATCAATGAAGAAATAGTTGTTACTGCTTACGGTACTAACAGTGATGTTATAGGTGTTGATTTCCTGTGTGTCGACTGTTTTTGGTAGATAATTTGTACGATCGCGTTTACCTGGGCTGAATTCTGTGCTTGAGCCAGTTCCATGCGCCTGCGTACAGATCCAGATAGCGCCGTTATAAGCCACAATATCGTTTGGCAAATAGCTACTGCTGGTATTCCATGTACCTCTCCAAAGTTGTTTAATTTTTCCTAAATCTAATGTTGACATATTTTTATCCTTAATCAGTTATTGGAGGTGTCATAGTTTCTATGTTTGTACTGGTCCACGATATTTGATATATACCTGCTAGATTAGAACGAACTGTACCGTCTCCACCGTTGCCTGCAACCATCACACGACCATCGTTGTTTTGCCACATCAACCATTGATAGCCTGCTGAACTATAGCTAAAGCCCATGCAGTTGGCCATATTTCCTTGCATGCCTGGAGAAGTACGAACTGGTTGCCATACATAACTGTTGATCAATTCGATACCGTTACTTTCACTAGCAAATGTACCACTTATCGCCGGCACCATGAATGCTGTTGATTGTGCTCCTGTATAGGCCGCTGTCTGGCTATTAGGGCCTGCTTGGTTACTATAACCAATGCTACCTGTTCCGTAATAGTTGTTACCAATACTAAAACTCATTCCGTTGTCTAAAACTATAGTAGCTACTATATAAGCGGCGTATCCGCTAAATGCTAGATGTTTTACGTTTACTAGGTTATAGATACTACCGCCTACGTTTACTTTGCTGATGGTAAATGTACTGCTGTTAGTTGTGCTAGATCCGCTATAACCTAATTGTCCATATCCATTATATCCTGCGGTCCAGCAATAACCAGTGCTAGAATCTCTCTGCATCATGCTGGCATAAATTCCGCCCGATCCATATAACCACATGTCTTTACAGGTACTACTTGCACTTGCTCCAGGGCCTCCGCCGACTACAGTCCAGTTTGCCAGGGTAGATGTTGCCGAACCAGCCCATCCCACTGTACCTTGATATCCTGCACAATAAACTAATCCTGTACTAGTCATGATGGCCGCACAAGCATAGTTACCAGATGTGTTGTCTAATGTTTGAATTTTTAATACAGATCCAACTGCACCACTACCAAATGTTGAACCTGCAGTACCTGCTACGTTAGAAATCTGTTGTGGGCTATAAATGTTAGTACCAGTTACACCGTTACCAAGTTGTCCAGAATTATTTGAGCCCCATACAAACAAATTACCGTCTTGAGTCACTGCATAACTCCAGCCGTTAGTTCCTGAACCACAGGCCCAAATAGCCACGACAGATTGCCCAGCTGGTAACAGTGAGGTAGCAAAACTTACTCTTGGAATCTGTTGTGGTATACTACGGTTGTTAGCTTCAGTTGAGTTTCCTGTTAGAGTGGCTAGACCTAATTGTCCGTTATTGTTGCTACCCCAAACCCAAACGTTACCGTTTTCATCTAATGCTAGTGTATGTCCGTTACTTGCACCATAACCGCAACCGCCGCTGGTACTAATACGTTTGATACGTACACTGCCAAACACATGTCCTGCTGAGTATAATGTACCTGTTCCTGCAGGGCTTGTACCTGTTGGGCTTGTGTTGCTATAAACACTAGCTAGTGTTCCGCCAACACGTACTGGATATGCAACGTTAGAACTTGCGCCATTACCGTTTTCGCCTTGCGAGCCGCCGCCCCATGCAAATACTTCTCCTGAATTCATAAGAACTACGTTACGATCGTAAGATTTTTCCCACTGTATTACACGTGGTAATCCGCCATCGGGTGTGGCATGCACACCACTTTGTCCTTGTATGCTAGTTGAACGCCAATAGTCATAAAATGGAAATGTTAAACTATTCATCGCCCATGTAGTTGATCCCGAAGTGGCTTGAGCAGACTGTGGTAAACCTACTGAACCGTTGACGTCTGAGCCCCAACTCATTGCTTGACCATTTAGCGCAACGTAACCGCCTGTAGGACTATCTGTTGTATTATGTGTACTACCGTTGTAATATTGTGAAGAGTTATCAAATGCGATACCTCTGTTTGGCAACACTAGTGATGTATTGTTTTGATTACTGTAAACACCCAAGTTATAAGAACCATACAGCGATTGAGGAGCCGATTGTGTTCCTAAAATGCCCTTACGATTTACTGGCAACCAGTAACCAGTATCTATTGGAGTAATAACTGTACCATTACCTGCATTATTATTTGCTGTATGAGCTGTGATGCAATAGTAAGCCTGAGATACTGTACGACTTAGACTATAGTTACCTGCAATAGATGTTGGAAAAGTTGTTAGTGTTGTAGGAGTATTATAGACTACGGTATCTCCAACAGCATAAGTTTGTCCGTTGATCCAATTAGCATTATTGTTAAACAGTTGTGTAAATTGTGTCCAGTATGCGCTACCTACAGCTGGTATACTTGGTGCAATGCTAGTCCAACTAATGCTACCAGTGGATGTTACTACCGAGTTACTAACTGTGTAAGTTCCTACACCGTTGCCTGCGGCAGCCACTGTGATTGTTGCGGTATTAGTCATACTGGTTATTGTACCAGCACTACCGGTCTGTAAAGGAGCGGTAGTTGTATTTGCAAAACTAACAGTGCTAGTAGTGCAAGCTGTAACTACCCATTGTCCGTTGTAACCAAATGGTGTTAACCCTTGCACAACAATAGTGCTACCAATGGCATACGGCGCTAAATTTTGAAGCGCAAATGTAAGTGTTGTTGTTGTACCTGTACCTGTAGCCGCTGTAATTACTAATGGTGCAGTTGATCCTGCGATAACTTGACCTGCTGCCAGTGATCCGTATGCAATAAAACTAGTACCCGATTGTGAGATTGTACCAGTACTTTGTGATCCAAATGTAAATGCTGTAAAAGTGATAAAGCTATTAGCAATAGCATTTGAATAACTTGTCGATAGTGTTAGTGTAGTATTTGACAAGACACTACCAACAAAGTATGTGTTGCCAGCTGTTAATCCACCACCACTGTTACCTGAAACTACTATCTGTGCTCCTTGAAACAGGTTTTGTGTACTGCTTACTGTAACTGTTGTACCAGCCGCAGTTGAAACAATATTTACTGATTGTGTGATTGGTGTTAATGCCGATACAACCAATTGGTTAGCTAACTGAGTTCCAGTGAACTGAGCCATAGTAGTTGGCTGTGTGCATACCCATTGTTGTTGACGATAAGTAACCACATCATTAGCGACGTTAGCAATGGATGGGTTATAATCCCCTCTCCAATCAAGTCTTAACTTACCTAAATTTATTGTTTGTGCCATTCTGTTATCCTAATTAATATGTGATTTGCAAATTGCCGGTCGCGTTATTTATTAATATGTTGGTTCCACGATTTACATACATGTAGTCTGTAAATACCGACCCATCATTAATAGCTCCAGTAGTTCCAGTATCAGTCACCCAAGTTAAATAACCGTTAGCATCAACAATTAATGCTTGAAGAACTTCGCGTCCTGACAAATCAACATAGTCTTTGTTTGCAATACTAGTAGAACTTTGAGTAATTATCTGACTGTAGGTAAAGTTGTAGTTAGCTAAAGAATTTAATTGTATCTTGCCAGGTGTTGCTTGTGTTTGATCTGGTAATAAAATAATATCTGCACCTGTTCCTGGACTAGTAGCTATGATGTTACTTTGAACAAAGACTTTACCGGCGGTCAACACGTTAACCTGAAGATTATTGCTACCGGAACCTAGCTGACTGCTAATGTAAGTTCTGATTGCTCTCTGCGTTGGAACAATACTATCACTGTTAGCACTTAAAGTACCGTCAGTTGAAAATTGACTTACTGTTGCACCACTGCTACCTAATTGTAAACTATTCAAACCTGCTAGATTGAAAGAACTAACGTTCAAAGTAGCTTGACCAGTTGCTTGATTAATCTTGAATAAATCACCAACACTAAAGTTACCGTCTTGGTCAGTGCTAGTATAAAACACACGGCCATTATTTTGACTTACGTGTTGATTGTTTGGAAGATAAGCACTGGTCAGCACACTTGGATATGCTGTGCTGGCAAAATTACCTGTACCGATAGCTAGATAATCATGCCCTGTTAAACGAATCTGACTAAACTTGCTATAGAATGTAACAGTTGTGCCTTGGACTAGAGGACTAGTTGTAGGAACTGCTGATCCAAAAGTAATATTAGCTTTATATGTACCTGGATTTGCACTATCAGCTATGTAAGTATTAGTTAATACTACTAAGAACGGTGTCGAAAATCCTGGAATAGTCATGATGCTACCTGGTCTTGGACCAACTGCTTGTGACAAACCTGAGAAGTTCAAGGTATATCCAGTTTGCTGGATACTTGCATAACCTGTTGAGTCCGATACTGCTACTCCGTCTGTAATTGAAACATATCCTGTACCGCGGCTGATATAGTTAATGCTCTTGATAGCGCCAGTTAGTATTGATGCTGTAAATGTTGCTCCACCTCCTAAAGGATCCACAACTGTGAATGTTGGAGCAGTAGCATATCCTTCACCGCCATTAATAATATATACTCCGTTGAATACAAATGTACTAGGATCAATCCATGCTCTTATTACAGCTTGTGTACTGTATCCTCCACCAATAGCTTGAATTTCTGGAAGAATAGTATACTGACTGCTAGCATCTAATGTAGTGATAATACTTGCACCAGTTAGTGTTTCCCAACCTTGCGCACCTGCGGTTGTTTGTACATAAACAACCTTAGTATATCCGCTTGGCGTATCTGTCAAGTAGCTATTTGCAATAATACCAGTTTGTCCTGCGCCTGTACCACTAATAATTGTGATGCGCATACCTTGATACTGATTGATAACGCTAGCTCTGTCTGTTGCGGCTAGTGCAAAGTATGTGCCGCTACTGCTAGTTCCACCAGCACGACCTGTACCAGTTACAAACTGATAGTTAGCTCCTGCGTTAGTCACTGTAATGTGGCTTAGAGAACTTGTACCAATATTAGCTGTAATACTTGCGTTAGTTCCTAATGAAGGAGCATTATCTAAAACTAATGTAGGACTAGTATAGTTTTGTCCTAAATACAACCAGTAAATAGCTATAATTTGTCCGTTTGCTACTATCACTTGCCCCGCAGTTGCTTGATTCTGATTGTTATTAACTGTACCAGTATAACCACTGTCGGTTGGATCTATGTCTGTTGCAACATCGCCAAATGTACCATAACTGTTGTTACCATTTGTAGCACGTAGGATACCGCCCGACTGCGCTAGATATCCAATATATGCATAATATGTGAATACAGAAACAAGTTCTGCACGGCCTCCATTCAATGCCATTATGCCGATACCGTTGTCAATTACTTGTGTAAAATCATTAGCTACCATAGAGCAATTACCAACACGCCCTTGATCTAAACCGTTGATATACATACCAACTGCATGATCACCGAATGTACTTACGTTTTGTACATATGGAGATTTAGTAGTAATAGTTCCTGCTGTATCTAGTGCAAAATAAGCACCGGATGCTGTTGTGCTAGGCCATGTACCTACTGTCAAACGTACAATATTGTTTGGATCCGATGCAAGATATGTGCCTGATGTAAACTGTCCTGTTAATCCACCGCAAGTAAGGTTGCGAACTATACAACCATTATTCAATAAAAACATGCGTGAGCGATTATTTGGTGTTGTTCCATCACTACTAGTACCTGCCGCTGGATAAACCATAGTTGTACGTAGTTCATCTCCTACGATACTAACGTTTTGCGGAACACTAATTGGTAAAGTTTCATAATAAGAACCAGTCTTAACATAAATTGTTGCCGGACCGGTTACATGAAGACAAGCATAACGTATAGTAGCAAAAGGTTTGTCTAGTGTACGTCCCCATCCACTAGCATCTGTTCCTGAAGATGTTGATACATACCAAACATTAGTTACGTAACCAAATTCACCCCAACGTGGTTGTGTACTACCATCGGCCTGTGTACGTGCTTTTAATACATACCCATCTAATGTTACTAGTCCACCGCTGGTGCTGTTAACAGCTTGTGATCCGTTGGCCATGTGCAAACCAGTAACTGTGCCATCACTATAACGATAAGCCAAGTCACCTACTTCAGTTAGTGTTGCACCAACACCGCCTTGTCCAATGATCTGCCAATAAACTGAGCTTGGAGGATAAACATTACTGCTGACTGCGACTGCAACATAAGTAGAACTTACGTTAAGAACTACGTCACCCGGATAGTAAATGCCTGCTACTGTTCCTGAACTGCTGACATAAGTTGCAGTAGTAGAACTGGCATAACTTACAGAACTTGAAGTACTAGCAGTAACAACATAAGTTCCGTTATAACCAGCTGGATTTACTCCAGCAACAACAATATTTGAACCTACATAAAATGGAGAACTTGTCTGATTAGCAAACGTTAATGTAACTGTAGTTCCTGTACCGCTTGCACCAGTTACAGTAATCTGTGGAGCGAATGCTCCTCGATGTGTAAATCCAGTAACCAATAGTGTCCAATAAGCTGTGTTGACACCGGTTGTACCAATGTAAGGTGTTTGGTTAGTACTATCGGCGGCTGCTACATAAGTCCATCCGCCAAACTGTACAACAGATCCTACTTTATAACTTGTGCTATTATTCCATGCACCACTATTGCTGTATCCTGTGGTAACAAGTGACCAATATCCGCTAGCTGTGCTGGGCGTTTGTCCTACATTTATACTTATAGCACTATAAACATAACCACCATAAGTAACAACATCGCCGATTGCGTATGTTGTACTGTTGTTCCATGAATTTTGAAATTCTAAACCTTGTACAAATAATGACCAACGAGAATTTGTAAATGTAGAATCGTTATTTGCCGTTGTACAAATATAGATATCTGCACCGTATTTGACTAAATCGTTTATATAATATTGTGTGCTAGCTGTCCATACATTACGGAATTTTACACCTGGCAGATACAATGTCCAGTTAGAAATATCAGACAACCAAGTGCTAGCACTATTATGTGAAACGGTACAATAGTACACGTTGCCATCAACTGTAACTAAATCGCCTAGGTTAAAAGCGGTGCTTGCGGCCCAACCTGTTTGCACATAGTTGGTACCACCAGCCATTTGTTGCCAATTATTTGTATCATTTGCAAATGCACTACTCGAAGTATATGCATTGACGCACATGTAACTGATACCGCCGACAATTACAACGTCATCTTTGTAGTATGGTGTGCTAGTTTGCCATGGGCCTTTCCATACAAATTTGATTCTACCTAGTTTGAATTCTGCCATTTTTTATTCCTCGATGTCTTATTTATTCATACAAGATGAACTAAATTAACTACCTGTTATGGTTCCCATGTTAATCGCATATAGCGTACCTTCTGTATCTGTTACAAAACTTAAATTTGTGCTTGTGACATTTTCTAAAGGATTACCTGTACTTACAATAGTTCCCAAATTATATCCGCCAGCTAGAACTTGTGCTCCTGAATTAGCTGGTGCTGTGCTGTTAGTTAATAGTATTTCTGGATTTACTGTTGTAGTAACTCCAAAACTATAGTTATAAGGCACATCAACTCTAACACTCAATACTCCGTTACCATCTATATAATAATACAAATCATCTGGTGACCACTTGTATTGTTCATAATTTAATCCAACATAATTTGGCATACGTGTAGTGTTATCTACACCTTCAAAAAAGTCTACACCTTCTTCAAACTGATCAAATAGTTCTGCTTCTACTTGATTTTCTGTTAGTGTTCCTAAACTAAATGTACTAGAATTTTGTAATGATACCGGATCAGGATCTGAGTCTAAATTTATTTTCTCAATTTTCAAAAATCCGTCAGCAGTGCGTTGCATGCCATAAAAATAACGCGGAGTTTGATTAATAAACTCTTCTGGTGTTTGACCTAAATAAAAATTATTTGCCATTTCCTATCCTTATACTATGCTTACATAACTTACAATAGCATCAATACTATTGTTAGCATTTGAAGTTATTAGTATTGCTTGATTTGCACTTAAAATTAATTTTTCACTATTTGTTATCAGCTTCAAACTGCTCTGCGGAGCCATCATGATATTTTTAGCAATGTATCCTTGACTAACTATGTTGCTGGTATTATTTGTACCATCGCCGTTAGCAGAATAAGAAAATAGTTGAGCGCTTATTTGTACCAAAGTATTGCTAGTATTGGCCAAATTCAGTCCAATTACAGTATATGTTCCTGCGTTGTTAGTGGACAAAACTGCTGTAGGAACTACTCCTATATTTTGCGTTGTGGTATTTAAGAATGTAGTTGTCATGTCTTATCCAAATATTAAAGCGGCTTCGATTGAGGACGCCTGTGCTTGACTATAAGTGATACCACTGTTAGCAGTACCACCTGCGCTTTGCCAAGCCAATGTAGTAGTATTATAACTTTCTACGTACTGAGTATCAGTGTTAAAGCGAATCATGCCTGCTACTCCTGCCGGGCGCTGTGCTGTATTTCCTGTTGGGATAACAATACCGTTGGTGCCTTGAAAACTTACATATCCGGTGTCCGTTTCTGTAAAAACAGTATTTGAATTTGATACAGTATTAGTAATTGTATTATTAAAAATCCTAAAATTACCAAGTGTAATTCCACCCGATCCGCTAGTGGTTAAATTAATATCAATATCTGCACTGGTAGTAGCGATTGTATTTCCGCTTAGTGTTAGGTTACCTACATTAATTGTAGTAGCATTTAGCGTAGGAAGTGTTAATGCATTGGCAACATTTAGATTATTGCTGTAGATAGTGTTCCAACGTAAAGTACTGCTACCTAAATTATATGTGTTTGTTGCACTTGGAATAATATCGCTGTCCACTTCGCCGTTGAACGCGATAGTATCGCCTGCTCCAACATCTCCTAACTGGATGTTGCCATCAGCAGTAATTGTTCCAGTAGCATGCAAATTACCATTGATCAGTGTGTTACTGTTTATAGTTACACTACCAGTGCCGCTAGGAGTAATGTTGATGTTGGTATTTGTTCCAGTTGCGGCTATAGTGCTCCCGCTGATGGCAAAACTGCCAACATCGATAGTACCTTGGTAAACGACACCAAGTCCGCCATTGGGAACTAGATTGATTGTGTTATTTGAGCTGGCAATAGTATTGCCGGATACAGTAAATGAGGCCATCTGCGCCTGTGTGTTTACTGTTAAATTTGAAGTTCTTGTAGTTCCAACTACTTGTAGGTCATTGGTAGGCGCGGCTGTATTGATACCGATACGGCTATTTACAACATCTAAGTAAAGTAAGTTCGTCTCAAAAGCTAAATTTACTCCGTTACGAAGCAAATTATCCTTTAAGAGCGGACCCGAAATTCGACCAACAGCCATTTACGCTCCTCTTGACCCCGTGTTTCACGGTTAACCACATTTGGAATCTAGCGTTACCTTTCATCCTCAGCCTTAAGGCTCTTAGCGGGTTTACCACTGGTTAGTATCGTAGAGCTTTTGGTCAAGCTCTACAGTAATAGTATTTAGCTGTTCTGGGTTTTTAGCCTAAGATCAGGCTCCAAATTGTATTGAGATCGCTGGCCTGCTGTGCAGTCGCTTGACTGCCGGTCGCTCCGCTAATATCTTGCCAAGCAGTGCCATTGTAGATTTCTACATAGCCTAAAGCGGCGTTGTAGCGTGTTTGTCCTGTTTTTGGAACAGCAGGTCTATCAGCAGTTGTACCTGTAGGTATCTGCATAGCGCCAGTGCCTGTGAATTTTACATAACCAATTCCTGTGTTCTTAAACACTAATGGAGTTGACGCACTTTCCGATGCTATGATTGTACTATTTTCCGCTGTAATTACAAAATGTCCAGACTCTGTCTGAAAATAAGCATTACCTAAATTAGGATTATTAATGCTGTTGCCTGTAAACAGTGCAAAACCGTTGAACTTAACTTCACCTGTACCTGTTGGGGTTAATGTTAAATCCGCTACGCTATCGCTAATAGTGTTTCCAGAAATATTAATGTTTCCACTATTCACTGTAGTAGAAGTGACTGTACTGGTTGTCAGCGCATTAGACAAATTAACATTATTACTCCATACATTATTCCATTCTAACGAGCTAGATCCAAGATTAAAACTAGCAGTTGAACTATAAGGAGCTCCAGGGTTAGTATATAAACTATTTCCCAACTGATCTGTAAGAGTATTACCTAACTGATCTGTAAGAAGACTTGTAACAGGAGTTATTGTTGTAGGAGTTGCATACGGAATAATGTCACTATTAACTTCTGCGGGTATAAAAATCGTATTTGACGAATTAGATCCTAATACAATATTACCATCAAATGTAATATTTCCTGTAGCATGTAACGTTCCATTAACTAAAGTATTGCTGTTAATCTGAGTGATTCCAGCAGTCACACCCTGGGGACTTACTGAAACATTATCAAGATAAAATCTACCTGCATCATTTCTGATTACAAAACTCAATACATCTGATCCAGTACCTGTTACTGTTGCAGAATATTGAGTATAGTTCCATGCTATAGCCGCAGGCGATGAATATGGCACAGCAGGGCCGGCTCCTGATGTAATGCTAATATTTGTTAATTTAACACCATTCCAATAAACTGCAAAATCGGCTTCTCCCGACGGTGTAGAAGTAGTTAAACCAAGAATGTTATAGCCATCTTCGGTGGTAATAATTGCAGTATTTTCTGTATCTAAAAATATATCGTAGACGTTCTCTAAACTGAATGTTAGTGTATAAGTCTGACCGTTAGATGTTGCCAGTGTTTGTGCCAAAGTTGAATAACTTATGCTAGAAGCCATACTGATGGCATAATTTCCGCTAGTGGCATAAGCTGATCCTCCAACTACGGTCATAGTTGCCACAGATCCGTTAACAGACCATCCTGATAAATCGCCTGTTTCAAATCCACCATTTACCACAAACTGTGGTGTGGTTGTAGGACTAAAATTAAGAACTGTGTTAATAGGTACAGTTATATTATTTGAATTAAAACTAACTTGTCCTCCAGTAAGTGTACCGTTGACTACAATGGTAGGATTACTCGACTGATTAGGGCTAATTATTATTGGTAGATTAAGACTATTTGTAATCTGGTTTGTAGTAATTGCAAAACTACTATTGATATCTGTTTCGGTATCTACAATAAGGTTATCTGTTGTGGCATTGCTGTTGATATCTAAATCACGGGTAGGAGTACTATTATTAATACCGACAAAATCTCCGGTAACATTGAGATACAATAAATTGGTTTCAAACGCAATGTCATTACCATTGCGTAGTAAATTATCTGCTAGTAATGGGCCACTTATCCTACCAAATTCGCGTCCAACTTGAGGACTACCTGCCAGTGGTTGAAAGGTATTGGCAACTGGTTGTTTTGGAAGACTTACACTTTGTATAGGTCTCTTTGGAGTTATTTTAAGAGCCATTTTGGACTCCTTTATTGATCAAAGCCGTTTAAGACTGTGACCACTTTTCCATATGGAACCGGAGTACTAAACTGCAAATAGTAACCGCCCGATGAAATAGTATTACTGGCTTCTACAAGAGTAAGCGATGAGTTAGTTGCTATGATAGCATTAGTTGTTTTGTTTAGAGTGATACTGGTCAATACATCAGTAACAGAATCTAATGTATAACTTACTACTGTGGTGCTTGACTGAATACCGGTACCTGTTACTGCGGAACCTACTAAATTAACAGTTGGATATGTTGCTGTCTTACTAGTGATATTACCAGCAAAAGTCATAGTAGTTGTATACGAACTAGCATAACTTACACTACTAGTTGTACAAGCTGTTACAGTAAAATTACCGTTATAACCACTTGGTGTAAATCCTGTTACTACTATAGTAGATCCTACTGCAAACGGTGAGGCATTTTGTGAGGCAAATGTTAGTGTTACTGTAGTACCGTTGCCGCTTGCTCCTGTAGCTGTAAGACTGCTGTTCAAATACAAAACATTTGATCCGCTGGCGGTTGCAATACTAGTTGTGATAGAATAAGTCTCCGACGAGAATGTAGGATTTTGAACTACTACATAGTTTATACTGTTTAATTGTATTACGTTTTCTACTACTACGATTAAGTTCTGTCCTCCCCATGTTGTACCACTTGCAGAAACACCAGGGGGTGCAGGATTTAATGGACCAAAAATTGTATTCACGCCGTCGCCTGCACCAAGATTTTGTTGCGTTATAGCAGTAGATTCTTTGAATCGCAGACTTCGCCATACATTTCCTTGATATACTTCGACTTCACCGCTGCCATCAATGTTAGTATTATAGCGCATCATTCCATTAACTGGATTAATAGGACGTTGACTAGTATTACCACTTGGCAAAATGACACTGCCTTGATTAACCGGATTCAAAACTACGTTCGTGTCGGTATAATCCACATACACACTGGTATGATTAGCAGTTCTGCGATTAATAGTTTGACGTTTTAGATATCTCATTATACTGCCAATGTGCTGATTACTATAGACACAGTTGCTCCTGTGCTAGCGATAGCCACAATAGTGTCATTATTACTTAATACTAATTTTTCTTGATCTAGACTTACAGTTTCTGTTGGTGGAATACTAAGTGAATTTACAATCATATTAGTGGGTCCTGCAGATCCAACTGATCCGGAACTATTTGGAACAGCATATATAGTAACTGTGACTGTAGTGCTTCCGCTTGTATTGCACAAAATAATACTAGTTACAGCATTACCTAACACAGGTGCAGTTGCTACACTAGTATAAACTGTGGTATTTGTTGAGCCTATCAATTGTGCTGTTAATGCCATATTCTTTCCTTATAATAAAATACTTAATGCTACTGCTCGGCTTCTGCTGACCAACTCATCGGGAACTTGTGCGGCATTATTGTTGTTAAAGTATATACCAGATTTTCCTGGACCTACTGTAGCACTTGAATAGATATTACTCTGACCTGAAACCAAACTTGGCGCAGTTGCTTGATTATCTAATGTAAGATACCCTTCAACTTCGACTTTTCCTGTAACTGCTGATAATACAAGGTTAGCAGAAGAACTTCCTGTATTTGACACTGTATTTTGACTAATAGTTACATTGTTAACTGTAAACCCTTGACTGGCCAACGTAACTTGTGTGATTCCACCTAGTTGGAAAACAATACTGCTAGACAAAGCCTGTATGCTGGTTGTAGCATCTGCCAAAGGAGTCACGGTAGGATACCATAACGCACTAACCGCAATAGTTCCAGCGGCATTTAATACATACTGCTGAACATATTTTCTATTAGGAATATCGTTATCATGCAGTACTTGATTTTCATAGCCGTTGGCGTTTGCTAGAGTTAGCACATATGGCTGATTCTGCATATCAAATACAAAATTACTGTTGCTAGGAGTGACTATAGTTGCTAGACTTAGACCAGCCTGCCCAGTTGATCCTTTCACATTATTTGTAGTTAATACAAAAGTACCGCCTACTGAACTACTGGTTGTAGGTTGGAAATGACTCAATCCTTCGTCAAACACAAAATAAGCCGGATTATAAGAACCTCTCCAAATTTCTAAACCTGCCTGCCCATTTATAGGACTGCCTGTGGGAATGCCGTTTCCACTATAAACATTGTTAGGATCATAGTTGATTTGAACTATGTTGTCCTGAATATTAGCCACAGAGCTTTCAATAGTTGTCTGTGCGCCCATTACATCAAGATTACCAGTGATAGTAACCGTGCCAGAGCTACCCGGATCTAAAAATATATTTCCACCAGATGTTACTCTTATTCGATAGTCACCACTAATGTTTAAGACTCTTGACATGTGTATCCTTAAGTAGGGGCCAAAGCCCCTATTAGTTTATTAAGCGTTATCTAGTGTTACTGAAACGTTAGCTGTTGGACTTGATAAGTTCCACTGAGCCGCTTGTCCGGTAGTAAACTGTGTACCTGTGATTGGAACCAAGTATGCCTTACGGTTTGTTAACTTAGATACAGCATAGATACCACCAGCACTGTCAGTAGCAATGATTGCCATTTGACCTGTAGTCAAACTGCTTTCACTAACTGCTGTTAGCTTGCACAATGTACCTGGATAGCTTCCGCCTTGTTGAATAACACGGAATGTACGTGAACCTTCTTGTTTGATGATGTCACAATCGGTATACAATGTTCCGCCAATGTTAGCATTAGCAATAATCTGCTCGTAACG